GCCACTTGAGCTTGCAGGTAGCTGCCCTTGAAGGAAGCACGTGCCGTCTTGACGTTGACACGAGGACCAGCGCCGCGGAGGGTCTGCAGCTGATAGAGGTACTCGGTCGTACCAACGCGGTCACCGGTGATGGCCGTGTTGCTGACAGGGAACGAGGTCGCCTGAGAGTAGGAACCGCCAACAACCGAGTTAGGGTTGGTGGGGCTGTTACCCGTAGGAACGTTGGGATCGTTGCCGGCCAGACCGTTGGTCCAGACAGGAGTCGAGGAGTTACCCCAGCTCGAAGAAGCGAGGAAGCTCAGGTCACTGTCGTTGACAAACGCAGGGGCTGCGAGTGAGGCACGAGGAACGGCCATTTCCTCAACGATCGAACGAACAACGTCCGAGCTGTTGGGGAGAGTTCCGCCGTCGATTGAGTTGATGAACGGGCTCTTGCGAGCCAGAACACGGGCGATCTGCCCGATAATCCTATTCACATCTTTCGATGCGAAATTCTGGACTGCGTCCAGACTGACATTTGGTGTTGCCATTTTGGTGGTTGTTTTTCCTCAAGTCACCACCCGTTTTATTTGGTTAGAGTGACAACCCAAGGGTGAACGGCAGCCGCGTGCGGCCACGATTCGAGATTTGGTTTTGTGTCACTCTCCGGCACGCTGAGAGTTTGTTGTTGCGGCCTGTTCAGTGAGTCTTTTTGGCTCTCACCAAGCCACCGTTATGCGGAAACGGCCTCCCGAGTTGATACGCTTTTACCTTGCGTTGTCTTACCCGTCAACTCTTTTTTTCAACAATTTCTGCCTCGGCCACGCAGTTGCATTTTATCATGCACTCGATGATTGCCAATTCGGCTGCCTCCACCGCATGCTCATCCACATCCGGAATTGCGGCGTGGATACATTCGTGGATGATAGTTGCCGGCATCTCGGCGCCCGGGCGAATGTAGATTGTGTGGGCGTCGAAGTCACAGAGACCTACCGCGTCAGGGGCATTGGGCGGAGCCTTCCTCAATACTTTCCACCAACGCCCGCGGATCTTGACCTTGAAGTTTTTGAAAGAAGGCTTTGCCATACATTGACAAAGTAGCTTCTACCGGCAGATTTCTTCAAGCTCTTTCCGGATCTGGTCATTCAATCCACCCCAGCTCCATTCTTGGCGGATAAAGACAGGGAAGTCTGCTTGATCTTTCCAAGTAAATAGGTCGTGGGCGTACTGCCAAGCCCAAGCCCCCATAGACTCGTACTCGATAAATTGACGGTAAGGCTGGGCTTCAACGTAGTGCGCCAGCGGAGCCCGGTGGCGTATTTCAACAAAGTTCCGGTACTCTTGATAGACTTCCCGCGGGTAGGTGAACGGGTGCCGGCGCATGAAGGAATACTCGCTTTTGAACCCAAGAATTTTTTCAACGATGGGTGGCCAAGGGTTGTATTCTGGACCAAACGGATGGAAAAGATACACGGGTTTCCCATCCTCCATAAGATCCTCAGGGCATACATCGCGGATCCACACGCAATCGGAATCCGTGTGGCAGATATAATCGGCGTCGGTGTAAAGATCCGCATGCAGTTTATCGCTCATCTGCTGGATGTACCCATCCCCCCAATCCCTTCCAGTGCGGTGGATAATGTACCCGGGGACGTCTCCCAAAAGGTCTGCGTCATGATCGCTTATCAGCAAATGTTTTTGGCGAAAACCTTTGAGATGTTTTTCTCCAGAACGGATACAGTATTGAAGCCAGTCAAAATCTCCTCGATAGGTCCGGATTACGATGTCGGTAGAGCTCATAGGTTTGCGTAGTTCAGGAAAATGTTTTTTGCCGAGGAGTCCTTTACTCCGTGAAGGATTGCGTACCCGGCATTTTTCAGGTGTAAAAATTCTTCTTCGGTACAGGTCGGATACTTGAACCAGTTCACGATACGCTTGCTGATTTCCCAACCCAGTTGTTTGAAGATAGGGGCAAGGTAGGTGTCCCAAGCTTTTGTTCCGGGGGAAAGAAAACATTGTGAGGACGCCCGGGCCATGTCGGTCCGGAACATCATGTTTCCGTTGATGTGCCCAAGCTTGGGATGATCTTGATTGAGCGGGCTCCAGTCTCCCAAGACCATGCAGGGCTGCTTTTGATCCCATTCTTCGGAGAGCATTCTCAACCAATCTTGATTGATTGGGCTGACATCTCCCTCAATGCACAGGACCGCTTTGTATTCTTGGAAATCTTTCCACAAATAAAAGCGCTCCTCGCAGAACATTACCAGACTGTGCCACAGGCCATTGCAACCCTGAGGATACCCGACCTCATGGACGCCACCTTTTTGTACAATCACTTTGTTAAAATTACGGCACAGTTTTTTTAACAGTTCCTCGTCTGGCGGAGTCGCGTCAAACCGATAGAAAACAAGCAGGTCTGCCCAAGGATTGTTTGGCTCCACCGTCTCGGAAAATAATTCCAGAAGCTCAAGGGCATCTTTTCGGTCCCCGTCCCAATACTGGAGTGCGACCAAAAATTTCTTCACTTTGCCTTCCGATTAGATTTTTTCTTTGGGACAACGACTGGAGCCGGCTGCAGAAAATTGGAGAAAATTCTTGTCATGGCCTCCGATTTCTTTTCTCCGTCGAGCGGATTGTTGACATGCAGCAGGGGGACATCGGTAAAATAATCCTTGTTGATTTTCAAGATGTCACATTCGTCGAGGGTGCTGGTCCAATCAGGAGGGACAAACATTTCACCAAAGGTAAAGTCCCTGCAGGCAGCGATTGCCGCTGCTGGGTTGGCGTAGATAATCCACGCCTTCTCTCCTTTGGGAACGGCGATGTCGGCTTCCTTTTCAATCTCCTCGGCCATAGCCGGGGTGAATCCAAGGTTGAGCACATCGTAATCTGTAACCCACCCGCCGTTGCCCACGTGAAGACCTCCCCAGCGTACAAACCGGGCAATCATTCTCTCCAGAACTTCGTTGGTGATCCCGGGGTTGAACTGGCGCAGCCCCATGATTCGAGCCATAATGCTGTTTGCCCAAGGAGAGATGGACACATGGCTTGTGTTGAGCATCACGCATTCCCAGCCGTGAAGCTCCCAGCTTTTCTTCCAGAGATTGGCCTGAGCGAACTCTTCCTCCTGAGGGATCGAGAGGATGGAACGATAGAAGGCGTAGACTTTTTTTCTCATATCAATAGATTCCGTAGCCGACGTGGAACACTGGGAGCCCCAAGTCAATGTGTGGTTGGTGTCCGGATCCCTTTGCCCTGAGGCAGAAGGAAACGTCTTCTCCGCTGCCGTCGTCTTTGGGCTGGAAGAAATTGAAGGCTCCGTCGGATTTGACTGACGCAAGCTCCGGGTGCTTCTTTTGGATGTCCTCAAATACCGTGCGGTGGACAAGCATGCAGCCGGTCGCCACCCAATCCACGGGAATGATTGCGTCCTCGTAAGCTTTCGCCCGCGGAGCCAGCGACAGGTCACTGCACATCAGGGCGCCGTTCTCTTGACGCCCGAAGTAAGCCCCTCCAATGAGTGTCTTACCTGATCCGATAAGTCGATGCAATACATGCCGTTGCAACGGAACATCCGTCATCGTTCTGGTCTTTGACGGAACCCATGCCCGCATCCACCCCGGGCGACCGATCGAGGGGATGATGTCGTCATCCACCATCAGTAGCCACTTGGCGTCGGTCTCGAGGAATTGCTTTGCCAGCCTGTTCCTTGAATGATAGATCATCGCGTCGCCGATCGACATTTCGTACCGGATTTTTTCCCGGCCAAAGTCAAGAGCCATAGCAATCAAAGCAAACGCCGTGACTGGGTTGGTGGTCTTGTAGCAGGGGAACCCAATCATGATGTCGCGTCCCTCGAACTCGCAGCGATAGGATGGAAGTCCCTCGGGGCTGCGGTATTCGATCACAGGGTTTGCCGACTTCTCTTCCTTTTTGGCCTTGGGCGGCTTCAAAGTCTTGAGATTTCGTGCAGGCTTGGGTTCTTCTAAATCGACTGTGGAACGCTGTGGAACATCACTTTTTGGCTCAAAATCGACATTTTCCGGAATTAACGGGGGTGTTTCAGCCGGTTTCGCGGGGGTTTCGTTCCATTTTGGGTCAAATTGTCTTACCTCGGGAACGACGGGCACGCCGTTACGCAGCATCTGGGTTGCGGGACCCTGAGCGGCAAACGGATTCGTGGACGCGGTGTATCTGACGGTGTTGACTTCGTCTCGGTTCATTTAGGGTATAGGCTAAATTTATTTTTGAATGATTAGACCCCAGCCTCATCGAGGCCCATGTCGATCGCGTCGCCGGCGTTCATCTTCCAACGATCGTTTGTGCTAGCATTAGTTTTTGAGGATGTGGCATTTGCAGAAGCTTTAGGCGTGCGACCGGCCATCTTGAGCTGGCTGTTCTCCTGCTCAAGTTGCTTGAGGCGGGTCTCCATCTCAGCCTTTGCCGTCTGCTCGATCTTGAGCTGGTTGGCAAGGACGTGGGAGAAAGTTGCCGCGGCTGCGATCTCAGTGCGGGCCTTGTAGTCGGTAGGCCACAGCGAAGCGTTGAACCGCTGCTGCAGCTCCGCAACCCTCGTGTTGTGCGTCTGCACCTTCTGGGCTTCCTCCGGGGAGGCGTTGGCAGGGACTTCCTTGAACCGAGCCCAAGGCACATCCTTGGTCAAGTTTTCAAGCTCCTTGGCAATGTTCTGAGTCTCGGTCTGGTACCACTGAGCTCTCTCGTTCTTTTTGGCCTCGAGGATCTCTTCGCCTTTGGTGGCGAGGTCATTGTATTCCTTCTCCTGCTGCTCGCGCAGGTCAGCTACCTTGAGGAGGTTCTGTTCAAGTTTCTTGGAGTCAAGCAGCTCGAGCTTGTCGAGCACGTTCTGCTTCCACCAAGCACCGGAGACCTTGTCAGGACCGCCGGCTTTTTCAATCGACGAGATGGTTTCCTCGGAGGCGCCGTTCTTCTTGAGGATGGAATAGATGCTTTCCTTTGCCTCGGAGATTGGGGTCTCGTACTTGCTCTTGAGCTCGGGATCGTTCTTGAGATCAAAGATCTGCTTGAACTTGCGGAGCTCCTCGTAATCCTCAGGCGTCTGGCGCGGGCTCTGCTCAAGCTCAGTCAGCCTTTGGCGGAGCTGTGCCGCCTCAACCGCTTCCTTTTTGTAGCGGGAAGCTGTCTCTTGAAGTTTTTTCCAGTTGCTTTGATTCGACTCGCTGAGGTTGCGTGGCTGTTCAATCGCCGCGATCTCGGGGTCGATTTCTTCTGACTGCTGAACGGGTTGCTCAGGCTCAGGAGTCTTATCCCCCGGGGCAGTAGGATCTTCAGGAGGTGTTGCAGGAATGTCATTTTCAGGTGTCTGGTTGAGGTCCTCGTTGAGGAAATTTTCATCCTCGGTAGGGTTTGCGGCAGGTGCGGACTCTTCAGGCTCGGAGGGCTTGAGAGCTTCTTCGGCAAGCGCGGCGTCGTCGATCTTGTCGAACTCGTCCAAGAAGCTCGGATCCACTGGGTCGGGGTCAAGGCGCGGGGCAGAGAATCCTGTCACGCCGTTGTCTGGTACTATGTTTTCAATGTCGTCACTCATATTTTACATGGTTGTGAATCCGGTTCCGGATCCGTCTGTTTGTGTTTTTTGTTCCGTCAAAAGTTCGTCAATGACGTTAAGGATGTATTCTGCGCCGGACTTTTCCTTGGAGGATAGTGCCACGGCCTCGATCGTGTCTCCCCGGAGTTGGGGGACACGTGTTCTCAGGTAGGCGCGGAGCCTGCTGCTTGTTGACTGGTCGTACTTCCTGAGATGTACGGAGTCCGTTGATGTCCATTCCATAAATTATTTTATCCCGACGATTTTTTATTTTTGTTTTTCGGCGTCTCTGAGTCCTTGTTCGATTGCGTCTTCGGCCTTCAGGTTTTGGGCCTTTGCGTCACGTCCGTAGGCATTCGGAGAATCCGCGGAGGGCTTCTCAAGCTTGGACGCGGCTTCGTCCTCAGCCCTCTGGGCCGGCGTCAGGATAGCGTTTCCCTTGGTGTCAACCCTTCCGACGGGAAGGCTTGCGGCTGCTCCCGCGGGCTTTGCAGCTTCGCCGGAGTAGTCAACGAGGTTTTGGTCTTTTGTGGGGTTGAATCCGCCCATAGTTTTGGTTGGTTGTTAAGCTGCCGTTGGAGGCTTAGGTGGGTTTGCGATGTTGGAGATTGCGTTGTCCTGACCGGGCTCCGGGGTGGCCAGTGCTGCTGCCTGTGCCGTGGGGGCGTGGGGCGCACGTCCGTGACCGCGGGGAGCTCCGTGAGTCATAGCCGCGGCGGGTGCCACATTGTCGGGAACCTTCGGCACCATGCCGCCGGAGAGATGGTTGACTGCTTGGTGCATGGCGTCGTAGTACGGGGCGAGTGCCTTGTGCGGTGTGCCCTTGGCCTCGGCCTGCTTCAAGTGCCCGGCAAAATGCTTGATGGCCTCGGTCAGGGGCTGCACCAGCTCCGGAGTCAAGGCGCCGGCTGGGGCCTTGGAAATGACGGGGAACAGCTTCTGCGCCATCGTCTGGATGTGTACCATGTCGTTGTCGCGTGGGCTGACGGGGACTTCCTGCCCGGCCATGATCGACTGGAGCTCGATGACCTGCTGGCGGGTGGCCTCGATCGCAATCGCTTCGACTTGGTCCTTGGGAAGGATCAGTGTGTTGGCGATCTCCTCACCGAGCTTGCGGCTGATGTCGAGCTTCATGAGCTCGTCTTGGTTGACGTTCGGGTTGCCGGCGTAGCGTTCAATCGTCAGGTCAAGCAGCTGTGCATCCTGAGCCGTGGTGTCCGGCATGAGCTCGACCGCCGAACTGTAGGCAAGCAGCAGGATGTCCGAGGGAGGGACATTGCGCTCCAGCATGTTTAGGCAGCAAGCGATGGCGTCCTCGTCCAAGTGAGGAGGCACCTCGAAAGGAATCAGGAACTGCGGGGTCTCTAGGAAGCTCCGGTCAAAGGCGTCAACCACCTCGCGGCGTGCCCAGACAGCCTCGGCAATTCCATTCTGCCGGGCCATGTCCAGAAGAGCTTTGACGTCGGCAGCGGCCTTTACGTGCTCAGGATGGCAGATACCGCGCTGGATCCTCTCGACCCCGCGGGAAACCTGCTTGCTCCAGCGCATGAGCACTCCCTCGCGCAGCTGATTCTCGATTGCTGCAACGCGGTTGACTTCACTCGCCGTGCGCTTGCCCTGCTTTTCTCCAAGCGGTTCGCCGGGAAGGAAGGTGCCAATCTGGATCTCAGCCAGCCCGCTGATGAATTGGTCGAGCCTCAGGAAATCGTCAACGTCCGCCGGCAGCTGGGTCGGGATCACTTCGTAGCCTTCCGACACGTAGGCCACCGGATGGGTGACCGTCAGGGGAGGCACGCCGGGCTTTGCGTTCGGCCCTTTCTTGAGGAGCAGCATCCCCTTGAGATAGACGTTGTCCACAACCAAGTTGCGGGCCTTGTCAATCGCCACATGTGTGTTGTATAGATCACGGCCTGCACCGCGGCTGGACATCAGCCCACCGCTCCCGATCTCAACGGCGAACAGGGCCAAGCATTCATTCATCCCGTTAAACCGGTCAAGCTGGGTGCAGATCTCATCACCCGACTTGTCGTCGAACAGGAAGCGGGAAACCTTGCCGTTGGGCTCGCGCACAAACAATTCACCGAGCTCCACATATTTTGCGTCGTTCTCGTAGGAGGCGCCGTAGCTGCCCTCGCGGAACCAATCCTCGTACCTTCTGGCATCGTCATCCGCGTCAAGCGTGCGTCCCGCGGGGATCGCGTTGTTGATTGACTTGATCAGGTTGTTGATGTGCCAGCCGGCGGCTGCCGAAAGTCTGGGGGTCTCAAGCACCGGAAGGAGATCGGCAATCTGGTAGCGCCTCTTGCGGCCAAAGATCTGGGTCTGGCTCGTCTCCTGCGGGGTCTCGATTGAAAAGAAAGTGTAGTCCTGCCGCATGAACTCGGGCTTCCAATCCCGGAGGTCATCCCACACCCAGCCACAATATCCGAAGCAGGTGTTCTCGTGGGTCGTCTGTGCAACAAGGTCATCCCAACCGCGCCAAGAACGGATGGTCTTCGTGATCTCTTCGCGGAAAACTTTTGTCTTGTGATCCGCATCGACCGACTCAATCGGGTAGGCGGAGTAGGTCAGATAGGTTGCCTGCTCTACGACCTGACGGAACGGGGGCTGGATCCTCGACACCATCGTCGAAAGGAATCCGGTCGGGCGGTTGCTGCGCCAGTCCTGACCCATCGACTCGAGCACCTTGGGCTTGTACGGGGTCTCGTTGTTGAGTTTGCGCTGGATGAGCTGATTCTTTTTATTGCGCTCAACGTTCTGCTGCTTGAGCCTGCGATAGGCAGACCACGCACCGGCTGCGTCCTTGAAGGTGCGCCGTACCTGCAGGGTGTCCTTGTCAACGGTGTCAACGTCCGCGTTGGTGGGGTTGACGATCTCAAGCTGCAGAGTCTGGGGACGGGAATGGGCGTCCTTGATCTTCGGCGCCCGGTGAGCATAGGCGTCGCTGATTTTTGGATCTAGGGGCTTGAGTACGTCGGCCATAGGATTATTTGTTTAACCAGCAGAAATCGGGAATGTTGGAGGATTGTGCGAGGTCTTCTGGGTTCAGGAAAACTGCGGCGCGGTTGTCGTGCCGGAGTATCGAGCATCCACCAAGAACTGCTGTTGAAGCTGTTTCTCTAGCTTGTCTTACGCTCGCTGACAAGCGATCAGTTGCAACAATGCAGGATCCGCACCCTCCGCGCCAGTTGACATTGTACGGACAGCGCCCGCAAATCTTTGCCCTAGCCTCGGCCAACTCGTCTCCAACAAGCGGGTGCTCACGTTGCGCGGAGAGAAGATTTTTGGCCCAAGTCTGGATGTCGCTGAGCAGTTCCTGAATGTTCCAGTTGGCCGGCTTGCGGGTGACAACGACGTCCTCAACGTGGTGGCAGAAGTCCGGCCACTGGCCGCAAATGTAGTCGGCGACATCTTCCTTGGTCCGGTTGTTGGGTATGGCGTTCTCGGCACGGAAGCTCTCGACCTTCTTGTAGAGATCGTCAATCGTGTCTGCATGTATTCGGACGTCGCCTTGGTAGTAGTGGAAACCACTAGGCGGAACCATCCCTCTGATAGGTTTAGCCACGGAGGGGGAATACTGCATTTGTAATGCCATGTCAATAATTTGTTTGGCTACCCCTCATGGACTCGAACCATGACAAACAGAGTCAAAGTCTGTTGTGCTACCATTACACCAAAGGGTAAAGTCTCCCGCCCCGGCTCGTCAGCCGGTTGTATGGCACGCGGGGTGGCCACTCCTTGAGCTTGCACGAACCCATTGGGTCCGAAGAGGCATGGGGAGAAGATTGTCATTCGCTGAAATCTACGAAGTCCATTTTCTCGATGCCGCGCATTGGGATCTCGCGCTGCTGACGCTGCGGCTTGGGTGTCGTCATGGTGGGCACCGTCCCGCTGCGTTGGCGGAACAGGAACACCAAAAGGCTCAGGGAGTCAAGTGCGTCCGGTGACTTCTGCCGGGTGCGCTTGCAGTATTCGGCCTTCGCCTCCACCCGCACCATGCCGCGCCCCTTCTGCTTGTACCGGCGACCGGTCGCCTGCTTCACCAGCTCCTCGTGGCGGAAGCCCGGGCTGATTTTTAGGTAGCCGAACTCAAGGTATTTGCCGAGGCCGAAGATCAGCTCGGTCACCACGCCGTTGTACATCTCGTTGGCCTTCTGGGTGTCGTCCCCGAGGATGTGCGTGTCGGTGGCAGCTTCCGAGTAGTTGACGCCCATCACCTCGGGGCCGAAGAGGTTTTTCAAGTTGTCATGCACGCCCGATCCGTTGCCGGTGCGGTCAACGCACACCCAGCCCGGTCCGATCCTCATCTGGTTGCAGAACCGCATGATGGCCTGCGTCTGCTTCACGGTGTCGCCCTTCGGGAACGGCATCTGGCTGTCGATCTGCAGCACGGTCCGCGGCTTGTCAAACTGCTCAAACTTGCCGGACATCGGCGTCCATCCGTCGCTCAGGCCGAAGCGTCCGTAGGTGCACATCAGCTGGTCGTTGCCCTCGAGCGCAAGATCGAAGCTGGCAAGCGGCACGACGTTGCCAATGAACCGCACGATGCCGACCGCGTTGTCCATCATGGCCGGCGTGATGATCGCCATGCTCACGCCCTCCTGAGGGAACCACCCGCGGGCCATCGTGAAATACTCGCCGGTGCGCCCGCGGCTCTCGTAGTTCATGAAGCCCTCGTAGGTCTGCAGGCCGGCGTAGACGACCCGCTTCTGGGTCACGTTCTCGCTGCGTGCGGCGTCGAGTCGCAGGACGTGCCAGCCGTCCCGGCTCTTCCAGCTGTAGTCCTCCTCGCAGTCGATCGAGCCCCATCCCCGCTTCGGCTCGCACAGCCGGCCAAAGTGGCTGGTGCGGTCCTTCGGGTTGCTGGCGGCAAAGACCTTGATGTGGCCGGCGTTGTCCGGCGTGATCGTCGAGCACAGGTTGTTCACGCCCTCCCAGACGCCCGCCGGGATCTCCTCGGCCTCGTCAAGGATGACGAAGTTGCGGGTCAGCTTGCCGAACCGCGGGTGTGCCTTGCCGTTGCGTGGCGACGGGTGGAATCCGCGGAGCACACCGAAGCCGCTCTCACCCTTCGGGATGGCGACGAGGTGGATGCCCTGCTTGCTGTCCTTGTTCACCTGAATGCTCTTGACCAGATCCTCGCCACCGGTGAACTCGGGTTTCACCAGCGCGGTGCGATGGAAGTTCTTGATCGAGGCAAAGATGTTCCGCTCGGCATGCTCGGCGGTGAGCGAGATGACCTTGATCGACGTGTTGGCTGGATCCTGCAGCCAGCTCAGGTAGAACCACGCCGCGGCACCAAAGCTCTTACCCATTGCGCCGGCGCCCTGCACCAGCAGCCGGTCCTCTTGGAACAGGCTGCCCCAGACCTCCCGGGAGCTCTGTGGACGCCAGTCGTACACGTCAGGACCCCACAGGATCGTCGCAGCGGCCTCAAAATGGTCGCCATCGAGCAGGGAGCCCACATACCCCCAGACCACGTTGCGGGCTATTTCTGGGTCAAGCTGGAGCGATGCCGGCGGGTTCTGGGTCAGGTTGCTGAGGATCCAGTGGGCAGCGTACAAGATGCCGCGGTCCTCGTCTCGGTCGGCTTCAGCGCGAATCTTGGCGGCTACGTCCAGAAGCTTCTGTACGAGCGGGGTGGCTGCTACAGGGTTCATCGGCGTATCGGACCTTTCTTGGGAATCCGACCAAGGTCCCACGTGCCGTTCTTCTCGACGGTGAGCTGGTCGGTCCTGAAATGCCGGACGGTCTGGTCGTGCAGCACAACGGTCCACACGTCGTTGGCAAAGGTGCCGCTGTTGGCGGCATAGATGGCCATGCCCTTGCCGAGCTCGGTCACCACCGGAATGGGGTCTGGGAAGAATAACATCAGATAACCTTTGGAGTGAATAATTGCTATTGTTGATAATCAACAAGTTACGCAAATGTAAGATAATGCGGGCAAAATTTTACACATTCTATTCTGTCGGTGGGGCGCTGTCCCATTTTTCCGATTCCTCGCCGTGAGGCAGGGTTTCGGACTCTTGGGGCTCCCCCGCGGTCAGCGCCTCTTGCGGTAGCTGCACCACCTCGGCGTCAATCACGTCCCGGTGAGGCACGTTGAACAGCAGCTTCAAATCGGAGGCCGAGTTGATCTGCACCTTCTCAGGCGCGAACTCGCCGGCAATCCTCGCGTCAGCCAACAACGCGGCCAGTGCGTCGTAGGTCTCGCCGGTGTCCTTGTTGTAGGTCTTGGTCGGGATCATGCCCTCGGCCATTTGCCGAAGTACCTCGCGCTTCCGAGACAAGTCCATGACTGCGCGAAGCGCGACCTCTTCCCGGAACTCCTCGATCCGTTCCCGCACGCCCGGCGTCTTGTTCAGCAGGTTGTAGCCTGACTGGTTGGGGGCAGAGTTGTTCGGGTACAGGATGCGATAGGCTTCGGTGTACGTTTTGCCGGATGCGATCAGGTGGCAAAATTTTTCGTGGCGAGCGTTGGCGAGAGCGGGCATGAATGTGTGGTTGCTTTACAGAGTAGACTAAGATTTGTGAGACAAATAGTCGCAACAGAGTAACGTTGTCAACATCAAATCTGTTCAATTTAGAATCATTCTAAATAAGAGCTATCGCTGAGAATTTTCTTATGACACACGAAGCCCTTGCACACTACAGCCGGCCATTGTAGCGTTCACCTGTCGCCCGCGGTTTCTCGCCGTTGCTTGGCGGTGTTCTCTGCAAAGCCCTCGACCAGCAACCTGATGCCGCTGGTCGGGGGTTTTGTGTTTTTGTCAGAAAAAGTACCCATTTTTTCTGACAAGAGTTACCATTCAAATGTAGTACAACGCATTTACCATCAGCAAGTAGTAATGACCTAAACCTATTCACAAGTCACCGACCCTGTTTCCGCTTGAATTTACAAAACCTTGCCCTTTATGCAAAGGTATGTAGGGTTTGTTTTGCAGTCCAATGTTCCAAGGATAGGCGAGCGAGACTCCAAATCTTGCTGGGTTGGTTCGATTCCAACGGGCTGTGCCAATTTCCCGGGGATCTTCGGTGAACCGGTGCGCTGATCGAAAGGTTGGCCGCGATAAATCGGGGGAGGCAGTGAGGGGTCACGAATCCGACTTGAAATCGGAATGGTGATAGCGACCTGACCCTCCCCCGACCATGTAGCGTTTACGTGACATATCCCCGTTCACAGTAGCGTGAACACTACAAAAACAGGAACCCCGAAGTTTTCACCGATAGATGAAGTCAGACTTTATAAAAGGACGCATTTTCAATAACCTAGCCTTCCGAAAAGGACAGAGTTACCGATCGGTAACATTTTAACCAAGTCAACGCTCGCAGTCCCAATTTATACCCGCTCGGTAATAACCGCAGAGAATTACCCGTGGGCAATACCCGATCGGGTTTATCCCGGTGCCCCCAAATGAAGCGTAGCTTGATTAGCAGACGCTGGAATAATCACCCATGAGGGGAATAACTACTCAACATCCAAACATCCAACCCCCAACCCCTCGCCATTTAACTCTCGACATCCAGCCCCCAACCCCCTACCCTCTCACTCGTAGCAGCCGACCCCCAACCCATCACAAATTGACCGGGTACCAACGCTACCTCGAGCCCCGTGCCTAACCGCCGGGGCTCGACCGTTTCAGGACCCAAAACACCCAAATACATGGAGATTTACTAGAAACTCACACTTTTTTCTATTTGCCATTACAAGGTATCCTAGAAAGTATAAAATTACAAATTGATATAATGATTTTAAGAAGTTCTTGTTATGGTTAAAAATATAGGGTCTATATGCTTGATGTACCAAAAACACGCGAATATCGTCCAGTTGCAAACTTTTCCCAAAATCGTTATATCAATTTGTAATCCCGAACTTTTCTCTTGACTCCGCAATGGCAAATAGAAAAAAGTGTAAATGTCCTCAATATGTCTATGTCAAACAAAACACCACCGAACCCACCAATCAGCCTCACCGACGTCTGGCTCCCGAGCTTCCCGCCGGCCATAAAACCCACCCTCGTGACCCGCACCCGCGACGCCATGATTGCCAAAATCCACGCCGGATCCAACCCCTCGCCGGCGACCATTCGGCAGCTCACCGGCGCCCTTGAGAGCTTCCACCCGGCGTCAGCTTCGGCCTCCGAATTGACCCACCGCGAGATATATAGTAACCCAAAAACAGGCACAGTTTTGCTCATTTTCTGGATTCCCGAGTCCGCCCCCGAGGTCACGCCCTATGCAGTCCGTACCAAGGGCCTTCGTATCCGCACCCGAGAGCTCCAGCCCATTGGTTTCCCGCTGATCTCCAATGACTACGTCAAACTTGAGATCGAGACGGCACGCGAAGCGCCTCCGGCAAACGGGCTCAAGAAGAGGCACGGCCACCGGCTCGAGCTCAGGAAGGCACGCCAGTCGATCAGCCACATCTTCCCGGGCCTGATCAAGATCGTCGTTGACTGGCACGAGGGCACGCTCAAGACCAGCTTCGAGGGCGCCACCGTCCACAAGATCCTCAAGCACCGTGAGCTCTACGCCGCGGCACTCGCCAAGTTTGGCTTTGCCACGCACAGCCCCGACACCAATTTCAAGCTGGGCACGTGGCGTGTAAAGACCGGAGGACCCAAGAAGAAGTTCTACCACGTCCTGACCCTCTACGTTGACCCCAATCCGAAGGCAAAGCCGGCGCGGTTGCGTGTTGACTTTACGCCGACGTGGGCTAGAAAGATCGTCCAGAAGACGGACGACGAGATCGACGAAGAACTCAGCCGCCTCCTGACAAACCGCGACGCCCTGATAAAGCGCCTCAAGATAAAAACAATCAACCGCAGATCCTGAACCCCATGAAAAAGAAAAGCACAACCAAGAAATCCAACAAGCCCGGGCTGTATGCCAACATCGCAGCCAAGAAAAACCGGATCAAACACGGCTCTGGCGAGCGCATGCGTAAGCCCGGAGCCAAAGGAGCCCCGACGGCCAAAGCGTTCAAAGAGAGCGCCAAGACCGCCAAGAAACCCCTGAGCAAACTCAAACCCGTAAAATAATGGAAAAGAAATTTACCAAGACGATAAAGAATCCCAAGACCGGCAAGACCAACACGGTACGCTACGGCCAGAAGGGATCGAGCATCAAACCCGGCACTGCCAAAGGTGACGCCTACTGCGCCCGCAGCGCCGGACAAATGCGTGACCACAAATCCGCGGCGAATGACCCCAACAGCCCCCTGCGTCTTAGCCGCAAGAAATGGGCTTGTATTGGAAGCAGGTCAGCACGCAAGTGACATGAGCTGCAAGCCACACATAGACCCAGACGAAGACGAAGACGTATGAAGACCAAGATCAAAGTATCCAAGCGCCCGTATTATTACGAGTGCGGCGACGGCTGCTGTCAAGAGTGGGGTGAGACATGGTACGTCAACGGCGAGGAAGTCTGCTCCGGACCGTGTGAAGACAACCGGCTGCAGCAACTTCTTAACCACCTCGGATTAGAGGCCACGATCGTGAACGAGAACGAAGAGGGAGAGGAGGTCTGCGAGATATGAACCCCGACACACCAACACCGAGGACGGAGGCCGTTCATAATTTAGTATCAAAAATCAGCCGTTGTGAGTCTGATCTACGTCATGAGAGGAGGCTAACAAACCTCTCTATGGAGCTAGAGCGCGAACTCGCCGATAAAACCAACGAGGTCGCAAGGCTCCGTGCGTCCTTAGAACTATACGAGAACATGATTAACCAGCGAGATGATGAACTGATAAGACTCCGTGAGGAGAACGCCGAGCTAAAACAAGGAAAAGTCTTTGTCGATCCCAAGTGGATCTACAACCTAGAAACCCAACTAGCGACACCCCCTTGGGGTCCCGACGGAGACCCTGACCTATGATCGCCCTCGTAACCGGCGCCACAAAGTTTTTCCGCCCCGTGCTCGAGGCCACGCTGCCCAGTAAAATTGCTTACTGCGACCGGCACGGCTACGACCTGCACGTGATCAACTTCGCACCCGACCCGTTGCTTGGCTTTGCCCGCATGGAGCGGACCTTTGACATCAGCCACGGATACGACGCGACACTCTGGATTGACGGTGACTCAGTCATCACCAACCCAGACATCAAGGTCGAAGACATCGCCGGCGATACTCCGTTCACTGCGAGCCTTGATTGGTGGACTTCCGCGGGATACTTCTCGACCGGCAACTTCATCATCCGCCCGGACTATGCGTACCTCGAGATGGAATACTACGACGAGAAGGAATTTTTCCTCGGCCACGAGTGCCAAGAGCAACACGTGATGAACGAAATGCAGAAAAAATGGCCTGACCTGTTTACAATCCGACCGCAGGAAATCTTGAACGCTGTCCCACAACGTGTGCGTGAAGATGTCAGCTGGAACGGACGGGATCCAATCATCCGCCCTTGGCAGCCCGGGGACTTCCTCGCACACCTCACCGGATGTGGGAACGACACCCGCTTAAAGATCATACGTGAGCTGACGGCGTAATACAAACCGCCCGCGGAGCCAGTATTTATGCGGCTAAAAAATAATTAAAAAAGTTGTTGATCTCCCAAGCAACTTGGTACATTATGTCTCCAGACAGTCGAAACCACACCCACACATCAAACCCATAAATACAATGAGCATCCAATTCAAAAAAGGTCAGTTAGTCACAATTTTTGACAAGAAGACAAATTCCCCTCAAAAAATCAAAGGAAAGGATTTTTTCTACGGGTACAGAAATTCTCTCGGTGAGAACCTTCGTGTGCCGGCCAAGTTCCTTGTCTATTACTTTGAAGGGATCTGCGATAAAGACCCCTCCAAAGCATGGGTCCGCCAAAAAGGAGTCACATACTCCTCAGGTCGCCTTGTTGAGTTCCGCCCTAGTTTCCCACTGCTTGTTCCTGTAAGTGATCTTGCAGAGGCAGTTCTTTAATCAACCCCAACCAATCCATACATCCATGAGCACCAAAAACAACATCATCAACGGAGCCCGCATCCTCAAGAAAGGCGTGCGTGACATCAACACCGGAACCTACACCCCCTGCTGGTACAGCTTCGGCCAGCGCATCCGACCAGACGGCAGCACCTACGAGGCCGTCGTCATCTACGCCCGCGACTACAAGCCACTGCCCGCCGGCCTGAGCCCCATCAACGACAGCGACCTCCGCACCGACTACTTCGAGCAGGACCGGGCTGTCTTCCCCAAAGGCACCGCGGAATACGACGTGATCGCCGAGGTCACCGGAACCCGCGTTGACTTCATCAAAGCGATTGCCGCATAATGAGAACCTTCAACCTACACAAACATCAACCCATACACACACGCATGAACGCACTTGAATACTCCACCTTTGACAACCCGAAAGAGTTTGACATCTCCGACGTGGTCGAAGCTTTCAAACACGATTGGAACAGCCGGTTCCAAAACTTTGCTTATTCCGCACCCGCCCTTGACGGCCTGAGCGATCAAGAGATTGTCCTCACACTGGCCCGCGGCGTCATCAATCTCGCCTCTGACTACAAGCGAGTCGCCACCATCCTTCACACCCAAACCAACTGAACACATGAAGCTCAAAACCGCTCAATTCCTCACCGTCACCGCCTTCATCCTTGGACTCGGAGTCCTTGATTGCTGCGTCACCAGCCTCTACTGGCAGCACCTCGCAACCCAGCACCACGCAGCCCACTTCGAGGCCGACAGCTGGGGTCTGGTCAGCTTCCACTGGCACGATGAGTACGCCCAGACCCCGCTTGCCGATCCCGTCAACGATTCGCTCACACCTCCAACCTCAAAAAATAAACAGCCATGAGCCGCTCCGTATCCACACACCGCCACGCCATCGCCACCGTCTATCTCTCAGCACCTGAGACAGACGACCACACGTCTTTTGCAGACTACCTGTGGGACGAGTTTATCGACGACCTCCGCAACGTCCTCACCGGCGCTGCCGGCGTAGACTCAGGGCTCCTCGTCAACAACAAACCCTTCACTGGGTTCGACGGCTACCAAGAAACCAGCCGCTGGTCCGGTCGTGAAGATCACGTCATCCTCGAGGGCGAGCTCACCGAGATCAGCGTCAGCCAATACGGTTGCATTGTTGCCGTATGTCTTGCACCGCTTGACCCCGACGAGCCCAGCCACCGCCACGCCTGCGAACACGCAGCGCCCTACTTCAACGAGCTGCTGCGCCGGGCGTTTCCAAACTCGTTCCTTCGCAAAGTCGGAACATTCAGCAACGGAGAATCCGTCTACGAACGCATACAAGCAGCCTAACCCAAACCCAACATAAACACACCCATGAGCACAACACGCACCCAACTCCAACACATCCTCGACAACGTCGAACCGTTATTCAACGTCTGCGTCAAGCAAGCACAGCGTCACGGCCTTGACGAAATCCGCATCAGCACGACCCGCGCCCGGGAGATCCTGACCACCCTGCAGATCGCCAAAAAAGCGCTTGAAGTCCCAAGCAAGGTAAGCAACACTCAGTCCTATCGGGAACCAAACTGGCTCCGGTAAACATCCAACCCAATAAATACAATGAGCAACAATAAACACATCGGAATCCCCTTCCACAACATCCGCAGTTGGTATTTCAAACGTACCTTCCACGGGCCTGAGCACTGGGACGTCATCACGTCAAGCCTGCGTACCTTGATCAACAAAGAGCTCGAATACTTCGAGCCCGCGGACTACTGGTTCGAGATCAGCAACGACCAAGTCGCCAACGTCATCAGCGTCGTCCGCACCTCGCAGGTGCCATCACTCGAGCTCAGCCTCCACCGGCAGGACAACCTCTTCTGCCTCAGCCTGAGCGTGGTTGACTTCTACGACAACGAGCAGCACGAGTTGGCAGACCATTCCGCGGATCACCTTGACCCGTATATCCGGGAGATCCTCGACGACGTCTACGCCAACCCATTTTAACCTCCAACCCAAACAACCCATGAAGACCAAAACCAAAGCCACCAAAACCAAATCCAAGCCCGTGGACACCAAACCGAAGCCTCCCATCCGGAAGCCGGCCAAGCAACGCATGAACCAGAGGGACGAGCTGAAGCTCGAGGAAACCCGGAAAGACCTTGTGCGTAGCGCCGTCAATGGTCTTCGCAAGGTTTGCTTCAATGTGTTATCCGCGCAAATCGGAGCACGCTTACTAAAGCTTGAAAAGGTTGAGCTCGACCACCAGACCGTTGACGACATCTTGGAGATCTTCTCCCAGTTGGAGCTTGACATAGTCAAGCAGTGCGGTCTCGAGGATGAATTTATTCTCTGCGAATAGAATGCTCTGCCTGACCTTTGTATTCCTGACCGTAGTGGCGGCCCTTGGGATCCTCTACTACTCCGCAAACACACCCAAGCTATAACACACAATACACCATGACACATAAATACAGAATCGAAACCCACCGATTGTTCCGCGGGCACCCTATCTCGACACACAAACCCGTTGAGATTGAAATCGGCGACCGCGCCACCCTACGCACCCTGATCTCCCACGCCAAAAGGGCGCTCGGGTGGACCAACGTGAAGACCCGCAAGCAGGATCTCGGCAACGTGATCGTGCTTAAACCCGACACCAATCCCCACCTGCAGCTGTCAATCACCTTCTGTAGCTAAAACACTTTGTCCTTGGCCCGGGGCCTCGTGTGAGGCAGCCCTGCGTCGGTTACAACGACTGGGGAAAAACGTAGGGCAACCCGGGCTGGGGCATCATCTCAACCATACACCATGAAACACGACTTACTTGACCTCATCGACTACCACGAACGCAAAGCCAAAAGCCTCATGTGCATTAGCAACGACTGGCCGCACGGGCAGAAAGACCTGTACCGGTTCCACATCCGGTCGGTGGAACTTTTGACCAAATTCAAGGAAGAACTATACGGAAAATGAATCCAAACATATCAGAACCAACCGAGTGGACTCCCCACAAGTCCAACCAACGGCTGCTGGCCCACAACCCCGCCGTCTGTGCCGGAGAACCATGCCCCGTTCACAACCTAAGCGATCACCACATGCGCGACTGGCCGCAGCATTACCGCAACGACCGCGGGATCACCGAGCGCATCTGCCCGCACGGTATCGGCCATCCGGATCCAGACGACAGGGCCTGCAGGACGCCATACGGCGGGGTACACGGCTGCGACGGCTGCTGCACGCCCCCGGCGCCCGATCTGGTTGTCCCTGAAGAAAACACTCAGTGAGCGATGAACCAAATTTTGTTCCAGAGCCAAACGCTGTCTGGGTATCGTCCGACATTGACGTTGAGATACACATCAAGCCCGGATCCGTGCCGAAGACACTTGAAGACCTAGAACATTTTGCTTCCGCCATGAATGAATATCTCATACCGCGAGGTGCCGCTTGGTCCAAGTTTGTCTTATTTGACGAAACCTGCAGCCCAGTTGTCTCGCTAGAGTTTGAGCTGATCGAAAAAAAATCTTGACCCCCAAGGCACTAGGGATTATCTATCGCACCGTCCATATAGGACATAAATACAACAACCAACCCACCATACCCACACCCATGAAAGACCTACACGGAATCGTTATCGGAAACTACACCAACAAGAAGCTTGCAACGAAGGCTGCCACCAAGACACCCCAGCAGGTGATCAATGAGCGCATCGCTGCCACCCGCGGAGCCTCCAAATGAAACGCGTAAATATCATGTCTGATCATTTCAATCAGACAGTCCAGCATCTTTATGGCAAGGGAAAGACTGTGAGCCCACAGCCTACCTACCAGAAAAAGACCAACGTTAAGCCGGCTCAAGCCAAGCCAGCTGAAAAAGTCCAGAAGCCAACCGATCACAAAAAGCCAACCAAGAAAGCGTTGGCACCTGAAAAAGATTGTCAGTAAATGGGTGAAGCGGGGGTCGGGAGCTCATGCCCGGCCTCCGCACATCCGAAACATTTATACACGCATGGAAACCGATAATTTGACCCTCCGGGGGGTACTCGAATTTTTGTTAAAAATAGCCCCAATAGTGCTTGCCTTCGGGTTTGCCTATATCATTTATACAGCCCCAAAACGATGAGCGCATACGTAAAACCTCCGCTGGTTTGGTGGCCTTTATTTTTGACAAAATTGTTTCCTGACAATTATTTCATCGACAAGGCGCCGAAGTTCCGAAGCACCGTCTACCCCCGTGCACCTCTTTCTAAACCATCTAAAAATGCCCGCAAATAAACAAATCAAAGACCACCCGGCGTTTCCGGTAACCCCGCATGCCGGCGACCAAGTCAACAAGCCCGTCCGCGGTAACTCAGGGATGTCCATGCTCGATTTCTTTGCCTCGGTGGCAGCTATCGGCCTGTGCCAGACCGAAATACCTTGCCGGCAAGTTGCTGAGGAAGCCTACGACATCGCCGAGGAGCTCATGCAGGAACGCCAGACTCGCTATTCAGGTAAATGAAAACACCCTCGGTGCAGCCAAAGTTTAAACTGAAGGAAGCGCCCGGGAAACCCAAAACATCAAACGTCATGTATGTATACGGAATAGACCCCGGCAAAAGCGGGGCAATCGTGTTGATCGACTCAAAGGCCAAGCTCAAAGAGGTAGACAGAATGCCCCTTGACGATCACGAGCTAGGCCAGCACCTTGACATGATCGTTGACAACAAAACTCGCAGCGAGGTCTGGATCGAGCGGATCCCGAAGTTTGCCGGCAAGAACCAATCAGGAGCCTCCGTGGCTACTTTGTTTGCCAACTACCGGTACATCGTCGGATACCTCGAAGGCCGCGGTGTCACGGTACATCAGGTAGTACCTCAGGTCTGGATGAAGCCCTACCGGCTGATGATCAACAACTGGCAGGTCATGACCTACAACATGCGTAAGAAATATCTTCATGAGATGGCTATGGCCGAGTTTTTTGTGGGCGCAAAAACTTTGCCGCGCTGGGCTGCCGACGCAGCCTTGATCGCGCTGCACGGAGCCGTAACCGACAACATCATCCTCAAATGAAACCCCTGCTGCAGCTGTTCTTTTTTGTGAATTTGTTCTTCTCGCTCCGGGAGTTCTTTGCGGTATCCGAGTACATCGAAAAAACAAAGCAGAAAGGAAAAACTCCCGCGGCAGAAGATTACTTTGAGTTCTGGTTTGCTCTGACCCTTTCCGTTGCAACCTTTCTAGTCTTCGTAATTTTTTGCTTCCGCCAGTAAACAACAAACACCAACACACCATGTCAGACGATACAACAGCACCAGAAACAACGACCGAGACCACAGCCCCCGCACCGGAGAACGTGGTCCCTTTTACCCCAGCGGCAGAGGCATCTTCAGCCGCAGAGCCAAGCCAACCGGCTGCTTCTACGGATGCGTCAGCGACCCCTGCTGCAGAACCAACCGGCCTGCCCACGATCAACAACATTCAGGATGCGGTGAATCACGTGATTAACAATGTTGACATTAACACCGTCAGCCATCACGACATCGTCCACGAACTCTTCCAGAACACGCAGGAGTACGCTTTCAAGCTGCTCCTCTCGGCCAAGCTGTTCGAGCAAATGATCATCCGGGATTCCTTCGGGCTCAAGGGAGAGGCCTTTGATCTCCTGCGCCACGCCGACGAGGCCGTGACCAATGAGATTCACACGATCCTCAAGGAAAAGGTCACCGTGCCCGCGGCTCCTGTTGCTGAAACCCCCGTTGCGCCTGCCTCTGAGGTCCCTTCCGCCAGCTAATTGGTCCCAAACCTATTGCCAAAGAAAACATACGCCCCTAAAAACCTGCCCCCGGTGGAGGAGACCTTAAACCTCCGCCGGGGACCCGGGAAAACCCTGAAGAGAAATGAAAATTCCAGTACACCTCAAAAGCATGATCAAAGCGAACCCGCACGCACACCACGTGAAAGGTCCGCGAAAGCACGCCGGTAAAAAAGCCGCCAAGGGCGCCAGTGAGGAGACCGGGGGAATCGAGAAGCGTATCAAGAAGTGGCTGCCTAAACGGGACACCTTGGCAAAACCAAACGTCTGATGAAGCTGATCGCATTTGCAGGCAAGGCCGGCTCCGGCAAAAGCACGCTGTCAAAGTATCTTGTGGACAGCCACGGATTCACGCTTGTGAAGTTTGCGGACGTGATAAAAGACATGCTCCGCGTGCTGGGGTTGACCGATTACGAGATCGAGGGCGCGGGGAAGGAAAAGCCCTGCTACGTGCTCGGCGGAAAGACCCCGCGCTACGCCATGCAGACCCTCGGCACCGAGTGGGGCAGGAACACGCTCTACAACACGATCTGGGTCGATGCTTGGTACCGCAGGGTCAACGGAATCCTGCAGTCCGGCGGTAAAGTCGTGTGCGATGATGCCCGCTTTGGCAATGAAGTAGAGGCTGTCTGGAGACTCAAGGGTTTGATCTTTGAGGTAATCCGTCCCGACCAAAACGAGATTCCGCAAAATACTCACAGCTCTGAGATAATTGATTTCAGCTGCGACGCAGCGTTGCTGAACAACCAAACCGTCACCGAACTCTGCGAGAAACTTGAAGCTTTACTATGAGCACAAAACACACCCCTGAATCCCGGGCCGCTAGGCTCAAAGAAATCACCAAGAAGATGAAGTCAAAGGATCTCCACCCCACGGAGCGCCGCAGCCTAGCCAGTGAGCTAGGGGGGCTGCGTGGGGCTGGATCCCTCGCCCGCCGCATGGCCGGCATCAAGGCCAACAACATCCGCCACGGGAGGAATTGGTAATGCTCTGGACGCTACTCAAATTCATCGTCGGTATCTTTGCCCTCTGCAGCATAGCAGCCACCGCTTTTTTTCTTATCTGCCTAATACCCGAAAGCGATGCAAAAAAAGATCGACTCAAATAAATGGAAGGGCTCTTGGAACGGGGGCAAAGGCTCCGATCCTCGCCCTATCAACAAATCAAAATATGACCGAAATTTCGACGCCATCGACTGGTCAGCTCATCGAGCTGAGGCCGTACCAAACGGAGGCCGCGGCAAAACTGTCCGACGCCCTAGCAAACCACGGGGTGGCCGTTGACCTGAGCGACACCGGACTAGGAAAAACGTTCCATGCCCTTGCTGCTGTTAAGAGTTTTGACGCACCCTTCGCGGTCGTCTGCCGTGCGTCGTCGCGTAATAAGTGGCAACAAGCGGTCCGTGATTTCGGCCTTGACCGCAACTGCTTGGCCGTGGATTCGTGGCAGCGGTTTACCAATGGACGTAATCACCGGGAGCTCGTCGTCAGGCAGGCCCAAGGTCGCTCGACATCGTACTCTTGGAACCCGAAGGAGCCCACGGTGGTTATCTTCGATGAGGTTCAGGACGCTGGCGGGCAGACTTCGCTCAATAGCCAGCTTTTGGTAGGCATCGGACGTTCAAACAAGACATACGCGATATGTTTATCCGCCACGGTTGCCGACAGCCCTTTGAAGCTCAAGGCCCTTGGCTTCTTGTGCGGCCTCCACAACATTACCAACTTTTACGGGTGGGCGATGGACCACGGCTGCGGCAAGTCTCCGTTCGGGTACAATCAGCTGTACTTCAAGCCCCGGGAGAGCAGGTGGGTGATACCCAAGCTGCGCGATGCTCTGGCGCCCTTTGGCGTCAGGGTGAGCCGGGACACGGTGAGCGAATACTTGCCGCAGGAAACGGTTGAGATTGAATTGTGGGACGTTGGAAGTCCGACCAAGTTTGTGCAGGATGCGCTCGACCGGCTCGAACAGACACGCGACGAGGACCTGCATCGTCACGAGGATGGCACGCCCGGGGCCGTCGAGCAAATGCGTGACCGGCAGGAGGCCGAGCTTCGCCGGCTGGTACCGCTTGTCGCTGAAATCAAAGCCGCGGTCGAGGGTGGGATGTACTGCCCGGTGTTCCTAAATTTCACCGCGTCGGTTGATACGCTCAAAATCATGCTGCAGTCGGAAAAAATTTCCGTTGGAGTTTTTGACGGACGCAATCACGCACAGCGCGAGATCGACCGGAAAGATTTCATAAACGGAAAATTGCAGGCGCTGATTTTGCAATCCGCTGCCGGCAGCGCAAGTATTGATTTGCATGACACCGTGGGCGGTCGTCCAAGGATGACTTTTATCAGTCCGACGTATCACGCGGAGACCATGATTCAAATGCTCGGCCGCGCCGTTCGCTTTGGGGCCAAGACGCCGGTCATCCAGCGCATTATTTTTGCCGAGGGAACGATCGAGCAGAAGGTCTACAAAACCGTCGAGGGGAAGGCAAAAAATATCCGGGCGCTCAACGACGGGGAATGGGTGTCGGCCTTCGGAGGCTGATAGATACAGGGCCGGCGGGCCATAAAAGTTTTTTGAAAAAAGTGCTTGTGCTCCCTAGCGGCTTGGGTAAATATATCCCCAGACAGTCAAACACACATACACACCATGAGCAACTACATCACCTCCGAAATCCTCGACCTGCTGAAGAGCCCCAACTGGGTTATCTTCTCCGCCCAAAATCCTGACGCCAAAAAACTCAGCGACGTCAACAACGCCTCGCTGCACCGCCAGCTCGTTGAGCTTTACCGAAATGCCGGCATACCGTTTGAGACCGTGGTAGGCCGCTATAATGGCAACTACGAGGATGGGGTAATCGTTTTTACACCTTGTGCAGTGGCCCGTAAGGAAGCTGCTGATCTTGCCAAGAGCTACGGCCAAGAAAGCGTACTGACCCACGAGGGCCTAGTCTATCAGGACGGCTCCTGCCACCCCGTGATCGACTGGAGCTTCCCCTGCAGCGAGCCCGAGGACAACTACACCCTGTTCCGGAGCACCTACTTCCGGGCCAACATCAACTTCGAGGAGAAAATCTAATGTCCTACAAGACCAACGACAGAATCGAGCAGCTCGAACTGCTGCGCTCGGTGGCCAGCGCCAACAACGTCCCCGTCGGCCTCATCGAGGTTGACGAGGACGGCTTCTTCACCGTCCACTACGAGATCGGCTACGGCTACTACACCAACTTTGAGGCCGCGGTATCCGGGATAAAAAAACGTAGCAAATAATCCTTGACGTCCCAAGCTGCTTGGTATAGACTCGGTCCCGACAGTCAAACAATACACACATTCAAACATCCATAAATACTATGTACGAAAACGAAATCCTCATACCGGCAGCCTTCTACGACCTGTGCCTCGAACACGATATTGCGGTCCCTCAGGACCTCGAAATCCGCAGCAAAGGCAAGGGCCGCCAATACGTCATCAGCAAGAAAGACCCTAATCTTTCCGAGCTCATTCACCGCGCCGAGATCGCGGTCAACGACAAGACCCACGCCTACTCCCACGCCCGCAGCCTGCTGCTGGCCCTAAGGAAGCAGGGGGTCAAGACCGAGGTGGCTCCTACCAGCACGGCCAAGCCGGTGACCCGCAAAGTGGCCGCTAAGGCCACAGGGCGCGATTACAACCGCGAGCTGGTCGTCACCATCACGCCCCGCGGCGACTTGATCCTGCGCCCCGCTGGACGTCGCCAAAGCGAGACCGTTGCCCTCAGCGACGTGTACGCTTGGGCACAGCGCAATCGCTGCCTCCGGATTGCCCGGGAGAAAGCTGCAACCAAAGCTTCCAAGCGCAAGACCCGCCGATAATCATGGAAACAGCACACGCAAAATACGGTCCGTCGGGAGCCAAGTCTCGGGACATCTGCCCCGCACACAAAGGCAACCCCGGCAGCTCCGAGGCCAGCGAGCAAGGCGACCGCCTGCACGCGGTCTGCGAGCACAACGGCGACGAGGACGCCGCGGCAAAATCCTACGAAAAGGCCAAGGGGAAGAACTGGATCCCACTGACCGAGGAGGAGTGGGAGTGGGTGAACTCCGCCCTCAGCTACGTCCGGGGCATCTTGTCCAACGCGGAAATCACCGAGCACAAGATTAACCTGACCTCGCTTGGGTTTGCCGGCATGGACTTTGGTACCGCTGACCGAATCAGCCTGCGGGGCACCAACCTTGACATGGTCGATTACAAGTTCGGCTGGGGTGCCATCGACGACGTCGAGAAAAATTTCCAGTTCATCATCTACGCCCTTGGGCTCTTCAGCGAGTTTAACGAGGTGGAGGCTATCACGGTCCACATGGTGCAACCGAAGCTCAACGTGGTTGATTGTCACACGTGGACCCGGGACGAGGTTCCCCGGCTGCACGCCATCATCAAAGCCAGCCACGACCGCGTCATCCAGTGGGAACAGACCAAGGACGTCAGCCTGCTCAGCGTTGACCCCATCAACTGCGAACGCTGCCGGCACCAAGGCAACTGCCCCAAGTGGCACGAGCTAGGCATTGCAACCGCTAAGTCCGTCAACGAGCACAGCCTTACCAAGTACGAGGATCCCAAGAACCAACTGGTGCCGGGAATGATCCCCGACATCATCAATCAGACGTGGGACGTCGCCACCGCCGACCCCGTCCGCGTTGCCCAGTTCCTCGGCTGCATTCCGGCCTTCGAGGCATTCCTTTCCAAGTTTAAGAAGTTCGCCCTCGAGGTTAATAACCAAGTCGGCGAGTTACCCGGATTTTCAGTCGTATCAACGGCTGGGAAAAGTGAGCTGATCAGCCCCGTCGATGTCGTCAAGCTGGTGTCGGATAGATTCGACGTCACGCCCAACGAGATCATCGGGACGATGAAGCCCTCATTGACTGAGCTCAAGACGCTGGTGTCCTCCAAGGCGCCGCGGGGAGACAAGGCAAAGCACGCGGAGGCGGTCGTAGAGGCCCTCTCCGACAGCGGCCTGATCCTCCGGCAGGAAGGCGGCAGCTATCTCAAGCGAAAGTCAGTACCAAAAGCAAAGTAGCAACAACCAAACAACCAAACACGTAATTAGCAATATGGCACGTACAGAACTGAAACCGCTCGGCAAGCCGAGCACCGTCGCAGCCTCCACTGAGGCCGCTCCCGCACCCCGCAAGTTGGGGGAAAACAAGCCCGTGGCGAAGGTCGGCCTTCAGCCCTTGGGATCACCCCTGAAGAAAGCTCCCGAGCCCCTTGTGGAAGCTGAGATCATTGTCAATGACATCGAGGCCGTTACCGAAGCCGGTGAAACGATTCAGGTAGCCGAGGCAATTATTCCTGCCGGCACTGAGCTCGTCATCCGTGAGGAAGCCCCTCTGGCCGTCGTTTCGGCAGCTGCACCCGCTTTCGTGCTGGGTCAGGTGACGGGACCCATCGACCAGTCCGACATCTACCGCCCACGCCTCGAGCTCTCACAGTCCGTGGGACCACTCATGGACGCCGGCTTTGCCCCCGGTCAGATCGTTCTGGCCAAGGAGCACGCCATCTGGGCTGACGGGTACGACCCCCTCAAGATCACCCTGCTGGCCTCGCGCAAGCAGTTCATCGAGGACGTGCCATACGGCAGCGGTCAGGAGCAGCGCATCTTCAACTCCCCAGTTGAAGTCAAGGCCGCGGGTCTTTGGACCGAGTGGCACGACCAGACCCCGCCTCCGGTCTTCCCACGTCTGACGTGTGTGGCTCTCATCGAGAAGCCCGACTTCGTCGAGGCCACGGAAGCCTTCGGCATCGAGCTGCTTGGCAACCTCTACGCGATCGCTGAGATCCGCTGGGACGGTGCCGCCTACAGCCGCGCTGCCAAGACGGTCCTGACGGCTGCCTCAGGGATCCTCGGAAAGGGTCTCCACCGCGGCGTCTGGAACTACTCCTGCGAGCGTGCCAAGCTCAAGGTCAACACCGTGACGGTTCCCGTCATCAAGTTCGCCGGCTTCCACACCGACGAGTTTGTGAAGGCCGTGAGCGACCTCGCTTGGTAACATGAACGTCACCCTCACACACCTGACTGCGGTGCGTGGAGAGGTGAGAGGCTATTGGGAGTGCCGGGTCCTATCCCCGGCGCTCCTCTGGGCCTTTCCCGCCCTTACGCGAGCCCGCTGCCAGATCGACTATACCCACGAGTCCCTTGAGATCAACAGGCCCTCATTTTGGCCCGCTGCCGTCAAGGACGCTCCCCTCGACATCGAGATGCCCACGCATTCCGACCACCCGGGGCTGCGTAGCCTACGAGACGAGGCCGACCGGTGCTGGGACATGGCCTTCGAGCAAATGCAGGATCGGGGTGAATGGCTCCGTCTCATGGGCGCGGCTCCCTGCATGGCAAGTACCCTTCTCCTGCCCTTTCAGGAGATTGAATTTGTTCTCCGATTCGAGAACACCGAACAGAAATTTGAAGAACTATTGAACGAACTTTGTAACCAAAACGGATACCCGGAAACTCGACTACTAGGCTACTCGCTATGCAATCAGACAATCTATCAACCCAAAAACCCTGCGCCCGAGTGGGTGCTCAAACTTCTGTAAAATATGCTGCCATTGATTTTGAAACTACTTACCACAAGGGCCAAGTTGACATTGGTTCGCTTGGCGTATGGCATTACCTACGCCATCCTCGCTGCACCATTTACATGGTCTCTGTTTTTACGGAAGACGGAACTTTTGTGGGTCACCCTGCAGATTTCGATTTTGAAAGCATTCGTGATTGCGAGTGGATTTCCCACAATGCAGCTTTCGATCAAGAAGTCTACATCCGGCTTCAAGAACTTGGGCTAGCCCCAGACTGGATTCCGCGCAGGTGGCATTGCAGCGCCAACATGACGGCGTTCTTCGGCGCCAGCGACCGTAATCTCGCTGACGCTGCCCGCGTCCACTTGGGTCTTGACCTGAGCAAGGATGTGCGCGACGCCATGAACAAGAAGACGTGGGACGACATCCGCAAGGACGAAAATTTCCACGAGGAGGTCAAGCAGTATGCCCTCCGGGATGCCGAGGTTTGCTACCAGCTTTGGATGGCCAAGAAAGACGAGTGGCCGGCCCGGGAGCAGGAACTAAGTGCCCTCACCATGCACCAAGTCCGCCGCGGCCTCCCGTGTGATCAGGAGTACCTCGACGCCTCGATCAAGAACCTGTCCGTCGCTGCGTTTATGGCCGTGCACCGGCTGCCTTGGGCGGAGGGGGACGAAGAGAAGGCACTGTCTGACATCCTGTTTGCCGCCGAATGTCGCAAGCTGGGTATTCAGCCCCCACGGAGCAAGGCCAAGGGGAGCGTTGAGGCATTGGACTGGGAGGAACAGCACCCGCACATCAACTGGATTGCCGACCGCCGCACCTACCTGCGGGCAAATCTGCTGAGGACGAAGCTCATGACCATGAAGGACAGGATCCGTGACGACGGCAGGATTCACTTTGGGGTCAAGTATTTTGGTGCCCACACGGGCCGCTGGAGCGGGGACACCAAGCTCAACGTGCAGGGCCTCACCAAGGAGACCCTCCACGGAGCCAATCAGCGCCGGGTAATCTGCGTGCAGGATCCCTCCAAGAAGCTGATCATCGCTGACCTGAGCCAGATCGAGCCGCGGGTGCTCGCTTGGGTCGTCGGTAATTGGTCGTTTCTTGAAGAGTGCCGCAGGTATTCCATCTACGAGGTCCATGCCCGGGAGACCCTTGGCTGGACTGGAGGAAAACTAAAGACCGAGGATCCTGCCCTCTACGCCCTCGCCAAGGCCCGCATTCTGGGGCTTGGGTATGGTGCTGGGGCCACGACTTTTAGGGAATACGCCAAGACAGCCCACGGGGTTATCCTGACGCCGCAGGAGTCCAAGAAAGCGGTGAACGATTTTCGGTCGAAGGAATCCGGAATTGTTGATCTTTGGAACACGCTCGATGACGATCTCAAGCTTTCAGCTCGTCGTGAAGAGGACTATGTGGTCAATCTTCCGTCAGGGCGGGATCTTGTCTACCGGGAGTGCCACTACGCCAAGACCTCGACCGGCAAAACCAACGTAAAAGCCCGCATGGGAGGCGGACGCTGGGGCTTCACGTGGGGCTCCAAGATTGCCGAGAACGTCATTCAGGCGATTGCCCGGGACGTCTTCTGCGAGTGCCTTTTAAGACTTGAAGCCGCCGGCCTAACGAGTATCTTCACCGTCCACGACGAGGTCATCCTCGAAGTAGATAAATCTGTTACCACACAAGAAGTTCAAGACATCATAAAAATAAATCCTGATTGGATGCCCGACGTACCGCTTGATAGCGAGGCAGAAGAGTCCGATTACTATAAAAAATAAACAAATGAAATTTGAGATAGACGGCTACAAAATATCTTACGGGGATACTCTTGATACCCTGAATATATCAACTCCTGACGGAAAAACCGTATACATGATGGCTCCTGAGATTTGGGTAAGAGCGATGGAGAAATATATGTCCACGCAGCCCACTCAAATTTTCCACGATAAATAAACAAATGAACGCAGTATTTTTCCCCTGCCTAAAAAATCTAGCCCAGACCGACACCCATGAAGCATGCCCTTGGGAGTTCCAAGCAAACCCCTTCCCGACCGACAACGCCAACGCCTACAAGTCTTGGAGAAAACAGCCGACTACCGAGCATTTGTTCTACAGCGGAATCGTCGGGCAGGCGTCCACTATTAGGGTCTCTGAGAATAATCCACCCTTTGAAATTCGTGCCCTCATCGCCGACTACGACTCGCAGGTCCTAGACGAAGAAATCGACACCGGGCTGGCAAGGATAGAAAAATACTACCCTCCGACGTTCATCCACAGGACGCCTCTGTCAGGGGGCGTGCGCCTGATCTGGATGCTAGAGCGCCCGCTGCTGGTCCCCAGCTACGACGTCGCCAAGCGATTCCTGAAGGCCGCGATGAAGTATACCCACGCCAAGGTTGCCTACCCCAATCTTGACGAGCCGGCCTTTGAGAACCCCAACCTTTATTACGACGTGGGCCATAGCTGGCAGAAGGCCGGCGGGGATTTTATTCCGTGGGTCGAGGCCTGCGGCTGGCTGGTCAAGGTCTCCGAGAAGGCCAAGTGGACTGGAGACGTCATACCCCTTGAAACGCTCGCTGCAGAGGTAGCCGACCGATTCCCGGGACGCTGGCAGGGGGAGTTTGTCGAGGGTGCCCGCGGGTGCCGGTTCTGGGACCCAACAGGCGACAATCCGACCGCTGCGATTGTGCGCCCGACCGGCATGCAGTGCTTCACCGGCCTCGAGCCCTTCGTCCCTTGGTCCGCAATCTTTGGCCGCGGGTTTGTCGAGAAACTCAGTGCACGCAAGCTAGGCGAGATGCTGGACGGCATCTATTACGACGGCGACAACTACTGGATCCAGACCCCGTCCGGTAAATGGGAGCCGCACGCCGAGCGGGAAATCTCACGGCACCTGAAGGTCCACAACGGCCTGTCTGCAGACCGCATAGAAGGCAAGACCTTCAGCGAAGTGGACGAGGCCCTGCACATCATTGGCCAAACCTGCAGGGTCGGGGGAGCCGCACCCTTCATCTTTCAGCCCACCGGCCCCATTGACTTCATGGGGGAGCGGATCCTCAATATCTGCAACGTCAAGGTGACGCAGGCCGCGGAAGAGGCCGGCGAGTGGGGAGAGAATTTCCCTTGGCTGGGCAAGTTTTTGACTGAGCTGTTTGACCCGGGAGACCAGCTCCAGTACATGCTTGCTTGGCTCAAGCGATTCTATTGCAGTGCCCGTGAAGGCAAGCTGCTGCAGGGTCAGGCCGTGTTCCTTGCCGGAGATACCGGAAGAGGCAAGACCTTTTTCTCCAACCGGATTGTGGGCGCCCTTGTCGGAGGCCACGCCGACGCCTCGCAGTACCTGATGGGCAAAACCACGTTCAACAAGGACCTGTTCCACAAGCCATTCTGGACCGTTGACGATGCCTTGCCGGGAGACAACAACCAAGACCACAAGGCGTTTGGGACCATGATCAAGCGGGTCACCGCAAACAACATGTTCGAGTTCCACGCCAAGTTCCGTGACGCATGTCAGGTGGCTTGGAGTGGCCGCGTGATGGTGACCGGCAACCTTGACGCCGACTCGCTGCGTATCATTCCGGACCTCGACACCTCGATCCTCGACAAGCTGCTCCTATTTAAGGCAGCCCCGCGGGTCTCACATTTCCCGGAAAAGCACGAGCTGGAAGGAATAGTCCGTCAGGAGCTGCCACATTTTGCCGCTTGGCTGATCTCCTACACGCCCCCTGATTACGTGATTGACAAGGATCCGCGGTACGGCGTCGCCCGCTATCACCACCCGTTCCTGAAGCAGGCTGCCGGCGATTCCAACGATGCTTCCACCGTCCGTGAGCTCATTCAAATCTTCATGAAGGACCACCCCAAGGATTTCGAGGGCACCTCGGTCGAGCTCCTTCAGGTAATGCTTGTGGACGACGGCATCAAGGCGGTTCTGGGCAATTCCAGCAACAACCGGGCTAGGTGGATGAGTATCCAGCTAGGAAAACTTGAGGCAAAGGGGGACGGATTTGTCGAGACCGTCGGCTACCGCAACCGGAACAAGATCTGGAAAATCAGGAAATCCGTTTAGGACGCACTTGACCCAGCGTGATCAAGATTCAAGTAATTAACCCCTGCAGGGTAATGGTTAGCGGCCCTTGACAGATAGGAGGCAAGGTCAACCAAAAGCCGGGCGTACTTGGCATAGCCACGTTCAATACGCCCAAGCTCGTCAGTATAAAAACAATACTTCTTGGCAAGCGTGTCCTTGTAAATCTGGTATCCACTGACAACTGAGTAGGGTTGCAAAATTTGTTTTTGCAAGCGGTACTGGGTGTCAGGAGAGAAAAAAGAATCGTGGCGATAACGCATGGCCCAAATGTAGGACAACCGGTGAGGATACGTCAACTAGAAAAGTCGGGCTGACCAAAGTTCCCGGGCATTCTCAATGTCCAGCGTGGGCTTTCCAATCCTCAGGTTGACCGCATTGTGCAGCTCGATACCCCACTCGAAGAAACGGTCCCACTCGGGCGGGTTGTCGTTCAGGTACTCCTTTAGGTGCTGCTTGCAGGGGCAGTCGCCAAAGGGGATGGAGGCCAGCCAGTCATTCAACCACCCGGAAGAGTTCTTGTTTGTATGACGAAGTCCAAACAAGTGAAGTTCTGCCCAGTATCTGGGGCCGGCGGTCAGAATCTCGGGGGTCTCGGGCAAATCTGCATGGGACCGGTCAACCTCATTTGCCGCATTCTGTACCCACTCCTCATGGTCGTCCCAGTGCAACCTCATGGCCTCGGCAACCATCTTTTCAACCGACGTGGCCACCCGGTGCTGTTTGTAGTAGGGGGCCTTGGGATGGTCCCCGGGCTCTTCCAGCTCAGGATGTTCAATGTCCCACTTTGAAACCTCGGCTTCCAAGATTCCGTCTTTTTTGCAAAGCCAAGCTTCAACCATCTCGTGCAGAGCGACAAGAAAAGCGCTGTCGTTGCGGTTCCCATAATCAGGGACCGTGATCTTCAGGCTGCCGTCCGCCAACCACTCCCAGTCCCCACAGGTGCTATACCTTATGGCGTTAGGGTCGATCGCTTTTAGCTCAATCTGCATCCTCTTCGTCAAACATATTGAGCCCGAGCTCTTCGAGTCGCTCGCACTCTTCTTTGATCGAGTCAATCGCAGACATTTTTGCTTCGAGGTAGTACCCAGTGACCTGCTCGGCATTCTCGACGGCGTCGTCAAGAGCTTCCTGCAAGGTATCTCCGAGGCCAATGACTGCCCCGACCTCGGGGAGACCGCAGGCCTGAGGGATGGCGTAGTAGATGCCGTCGATACAGGTGGCGTTACGGAGCTTGACGCGGTCACGCAACTCTTCGGGGAAGCTTACAGGCTGCCAGCCCTTGTCTGCCCAGCTTGAGTGTAACATGATTTCCGCGCCGTACTTGGCGGTGGCCTCGGGCTCGACAACGATGCCGTTGGCCCCTGCCCAGACACACTCTGCAAGATTGCTGTACTGCTCTTGGTAGAGCTCGTTGGGAGGCGACGGGGCGCGGGCGCATAGGTCAATCATGTAGGGCTGCATATCTTTACCAACCCTGACCTCCGTGCTCATGAACCCGCGCCAGTTGTATGCGGCAAAAACCGGCTTCATCTTGGTGTTGAAGCGGGTGACAACTTCGGGGATCTCCTCGTACTTTTTGAAGATGGAGGCAAATCCGACGTCCTTGATCTCGATCCCGGAAATCGTGTGCTCTGGGTAGTGTGCTTCGCCGGCGTCATCGGTGATGACCCAGCAATCGGTACCAACTTCCGCACAATCCGGTAGAGATTCCTCGACTGTAAATTCGATCACGTTTTTGAAGGCGCCGAGGTTGAACTCAACCTCATCTAGTTTGGGCTCAACTTCTTTGTAGTTGGCGCTGTGGAAGGTCTCGAAGGTGCCGCGGAACTTGTCGATCTTGACGTAGACGTCTTCGTTTTCCTTGAGGAAGGCCCTGAGGTTGGCCATTCCCTTAACGTGGGTGAACTTACCGACAGGCATTTCCAGTGCCGTCAGAATTTCCTTCATTCCCTCACGCTTGAGTTCCAAGCACTCACCCGTGCGGGATCCCCAGACCTTCTTTCCCATCTTCTCGAGCATTTCCTGCTCGTGGCCAAAATAGATGTCGGGGAAAACAAAGAGATCGACCTCGTCAAAATGCGGCCCATAGATAGAATCCACGACCTCGATGCCCTCTAGGCCAGTGCCGATCATCCCAAGGTTCATCTTGGCAAAGGCGCTCTCCCAAGGAACGTAGTAGTACACTTTTTTGTACGTCTTCGCTAGCTTGATGGCGATCTCGACAAAGAGACCGTTGTCTACGACCAGAGCGACTACGTCGGACGGATCCTTAATTTGTGAAAGTTCTGTTGCCATTATTTTTTCTTCCTCATTCCGTGCAGCATGCCGGCCTTGCGCTTCTGGGCATACGCAATGGCGACCGCTTGTTTCGGGGGTTTACCGGCAGCGATCTCAGTCTTTATGTTTGACTTGAAAGCTTCCTTCGACGTCGATGTTTTGAGAGGCATGGGCGGAAATGTAGGTTATTTTGCGTTGTGTGACAAGTGATTTAGCGGTATGTGACTACCGGTTTGAGATCTGCCAGAGCTTTCTTCAGATTGTCCAGTTCCGGCAGAGCTCTTTGGAGAGGCCATGCTAGGCTGGTAGATTTTAGGATCCCCGGGTGCGTGGTGAGCCCCTTGATGTGATAAATGTCCTTCAAGAATCCGATCGGTTTGCCGGCAACGCTCCAAGGATAGGAATAATGGGTGTTGTCCTGAAGAGGACGTGTACCCTTCTTGACCTCAAACAATCCGACGACGGTATCGTTGGGGAGGTCAAAAATCCAATCTGTCGAGAGGTCACGGGCTATGTCGTGGGGAAGAAGCCCCAGACCCTGCAGCTCCTTTGCGCTGATCGGCAGGCTTGCCCTCTGCATCTGTTTAAGGAAGGGCTCCATGTCACCAAAGTTGAGCTTTTTGCCGCGGACAGCGTCAGCAAATTTGCCAAACGAGGTGATTTGCTTCCACTTAGAGCGAATGCCTTCGTCCATTTTTTTATCTTTGCTGGCAACGATAGAGGCAGACATTTCCTTGATCTGGGCGTCAAGCTGTTTCTGGGTCAAATGCTTGGTGTCCCGGGCCTGCTCCATAGCCTCTACGTATCCGAGCTGACCCGTGGGGTTCCTCAGGTGGTTGATAGGGCTCTGCAAAGTCACGGCGACCAGAACGCTGTCGGTACCATGCTTTTCGGCCAGCTTGTCTACGCGGTTGGCAAAGGTGGAGGCAGGGCCCTCGTTGGAAAAGGCCCATACGCCGTGATTCAGGAGGGTCATGTGCTCAGGCCCGCCCTGTGCCTCAACGCTTAGCTTTTTCTTGTCGCCGGTCGGCCCGACATACTTGGTGCCAATGCCCATGCGATCGGCGGGCAAAGCAAACATAGGTGTGTCCTCGTAGTCCTCAAGGTTAATGCGTTGCGAGGCGGGAAGGAAATTGACAAGGATTTTGGGTTTGGCGACGAAATCGGCTTCGGGGTTGTTGACAATCACATGGCCCTGAAGATCTACACGAGGCTGCTCTTCCTTGGTCTTGGTTGGCACAATCGTCGAGTCGATCACGTAGGGGAACTCCTTGCCGTTCTCATCCTCGAGCATCACGGCGTTCATGCCGTGCAGGTCCTTGATCTTGATACCGAGGTCGTCGTTGACGTATTCCATCGGCAGGGTGCGGCGGAACCCGATTTCCTTCATCAGGGCATCGGTCTCAGGGACCGTCAGGCCGCGCTTGATCTTCAGGAACGGCTGCGAAACCTCGGAGTAAAGGCCGGCGGGCCACTTGTTGCCGTCAATGTCCACGCCACCGCTGCCCTCGACGTTCTGGAACCCGCGGAAGGTCAGGGCAGCCTTGGGGAATAGGGTATTGTGGATCTGCAGCGAGTCAAAATAGTCCGCCCACGTTGGGTAGTACGGGTTCGGGGTGCGCTTGACAACATCAGGCCCGGGAGGGAAGGAGACTTGGTGCTCACCGCCGGCTTCGCTTCCATCGTTTTGCCACTGCCGGAAGAACTCGTCGGGGTCCCTCATCATGCCGTTCTCTTCCGCATGCTTGCGGAGAGCGGCCTCTTCTACCTCTTTCCGAGGAGCTGTTCCCGAGGCTCCCTGTACACCTTCTGCACCTGAGCTTTGCGCTCCTCTGGCGACAGACGCGAGCCCGCCGAGAAGTCGATTCCGGTCGTCTTCGCTTTGGCCTCCAGCTTGGAGCCCAGCGCCTTGAGCTTGGGTGTAACTTTCAGGTTGTCGTTCATCAGTGGGGATAGTCTCCTCGGTTTCGGTTACCCCGTCAACGCCTTTTTTGGCGGGTAGGTAACGAACGTCCGGAGACTCCGGGTTAAACCGCTGGGAAAGAGGGATCAGATTGCCTTGGTCGTCGTAGGTTGCAGGGTCTGCTGATTTTATTTGTTCAGGTTCAAACGCAATGACATGGTATGTGTCATCACCTACTCCCTTCATCTTAAACCTTTTAACAGTTTTATCAATTACGCCATCAAATCCTGCATTCTGGAGTGCTTGCCTAATAATTTCAGATGACGCAAGGTTTTCTTCATTATCAGTAGCGTAATTTATGCCTGTTTCTCTGCCTTTTAGGAAATTAATGGCATCTGATAGATTGATACTCTCATAGTTGGCTTGTTCCATCAACATGGCTGCTGCTTTGTCGGCATCAGCATCTTCAAAATTTTGAGATGCTTCTTTTAAGCCATCAATAAAATCAATTAGCGTTCCCGTAGGCTCTTCATCTAATGGTTCACCCTCCTCGTCATAGGGATGCTCCATTTCCAGACGGGTTTCAGCTTTTCCACCTAGAATTGCTGGATTTTTAAGATGGACATAGGTTTTAAGCATTTTCTGCTCACCGCCACTTAATTCTTTTCTGGCTATTTCTTTTGCTGCTGCCGCTTTTTCTGCATCAGAAGCATAACCAACTGAATCTTCAATAATACTTTCGTCTGCCCCATGCTGTTTCAGGAAATCACGCAGGGATGAAACTGTTTTTATATCATAAATATCGTTTTCAATCTGCTCTTTCCTTCTTTCAATTCTATTCGTCAGATCTGGCCCCTCACCTGCATAGTTGGCTTGTGCATCTTCAGGAGATGATGAAAAGTAGAATCCAGCACCAAGATCATTTTCTATGTTTGCGCGGTCTTTCTTAAATACGGTGAAGTTATGAGTTGTTCCATGATGAAGCAGGTTTGTTGAATACCCAGCCTTCTTTGCCGCCTCGTCAACCAGCCGCTGCGCCTCTTCGGTGTTGCCTGACTCGATAGCCTTAGCGTGTGCCTCGTCCATCTTTTTGGCGGGTAAATACTGGATACCAAACTCCTTCGACTTCTTTGGTGTCTTGAAGATCTCACGACCCTGCTGCACCTCGGTAAGCTTGGTCTTCTTGAACATTGCGATTGCATCGAAGGCACCGTTGTACGATTTCGGGCTAAAGTAGCCCGCGTACCCGGCGTCCTCGATCATGTTGTCCATTTTCTCCCGGTTCATCATGCCGGCGACACCGAGCGGATCCTTGCTCAGGTCGTAGATGCTGTTTCCGTCAACCTTGGCAACATACGGCATGCGACCCTTCATCAGGCCCTCGTAGTTGCGGTCGTTGTTCAAATAGAAATAGGTCTTCGGGGCACCGCGGAGATCCATCGGGGTCGCGGCACCTTTGCCGAACTTCTTGGGGTCGGCAACTTTGAGCCCGGAGGCGCCAAAGTGGACTAGATCGAGCTCGCCACCGACGCTGCCTTCCTTCTCTTCGGAGGAGTGCTGGACGGTGAGCTTTTTGGCGGGGAGATAGCTGATGAAGGGAGAGACTTTGCTTTCGGCAGCGTTTCCATATTCGGCACGAGGTCCGAACTCTGTCTCGAAGAGTTTGTTACGCACCTTCAAGGCATTCTCACTAACGGGGGACCCGAGCAGAACATCCGCCCCTTCTTCTTGTGCATATTTTGCGATTTCTCGGTACAAGGCTTCCCCGTAGCCTTTACCCCGCAGCCCTTCTGAGACGATAGTGTGAACGATCTCAAGAGCGTTCCCATATTCGTGGAGTTTTACCTCCGCCGATCCGATATTTTTACCCTTATCGTCGAACAGGTAAATGTGGTGCGTTCCGAACTCACTATTGTCCGAAGAGGTAACGCTATACTTTGGCAACCTAGCCTTCATCTTGTCGAGCTCTTCCTGAGTCGGCACTGGCTTGGTCTCGCCTTTGGCAGGCAAAAAGCTCACGTTTGCCCGGTCTCCGTACACGGGATTCTTTACAAAAACTGTGTTGCCGACACTCACGGCTTCGTCGCCTCCAGTAACAGGCTCGTCGGTCGCCTTGTCGTAAAAATAGGAATGCTCCTTGGGGTCAAACCCTACCGGGGTCCAGTCGTTAATATCCTTGGGGATCTCTCGGGAGGGATTGAAGTCTCCGGTGACCGTTGCGATTGGGAATTTCTTGCTTTCCCCACGATAGATCTTACCCGCCCCGGTCTCGTTGGAAACGAACGTCGGATTGTCAACGCGGGCCACGGTGTCGTAGCCAATAACCTCACCGACTTTGCTAGGCGTCCCCTTTTCGTGGACGGTGACAACGTAGTTGCCGGTGCGGTTAAATGCTGGGATGTCAATACGGAGGGCCACCGGATAACCTTTTTTGAGGCCCCGGGCTGCCCCAAACTTGGGCTGTTTGCTGGAATCAAGAGCTGCCTTGGCTTCTTCTTCCTTAGGCTGATTGAGGAATTTTTCGTTTTCCCCAATCTCGCGGGTAATCTTGGCAGGCAAGAAACTTGGTCCCTGCTTGGTCCCAGCTTGGGCCTCTTTCTCGGCTGCGTCAATGAACTCCTGAGGCAGTGCGATGTTTTTCTGCTCAGCAAACGGACGCTCGGTGACAGGCACGTAGCCTTTCTCGCCCTTCTTGGCGATGTTGCCCTCCTCATCCCGAAGATGTGGTCCGTAGTTGACCCAGCTATTTTGGGCCAACGTCTCCGCGGCCAGTGCAGGTTTGGCAGCGTCAGAGAACATGCGGCTGTGCTCCAGATAGGCGTTGAACTCACCCTTCGGACCAAACTCGTACCCATGTGCCCCGTGACCCACAATGTCGTGCACAACGCGGAACACGTCGTTGACCGGTACGTTCTCGGCACCATTGAAGTTGACCCCAGAGTCCTGCAGCATCGGGTTTTCTGCACGCATCTTTGGCGTGATACCGGATTCCCCATACCCTTCTTTAGTCTGGAAGTAGTACAAGTGCTTATTGTCACGCACGTCCTTCATCATCTCAGCCGAATTGGAGTATGGCTGGCCTTCACCAGTCCAAGGAGTGGCGGTATACCCAGCTTTTTGGAAAGCTTTCCACTGGTCAACAACCTCGTTGGCAAGTGCCGTGTACGCCTTCTTGACCTCGGGGTTCGTGGGTTCGTTTTTGGCCTCTTCGTAGTGGTCGGCGATGCGTTTTGCAAGCTCTTCATTGACCGGAACTGCCTGCCCGTGGGGGTTATACGGCATGCTAGCACCCTCAACATAATCCTTGGAAACCCGCTGCACGTCTTGATTTGCTGCCCTTGTAGGCTGGGCGTAGGGGGTGCGCTGGTCTGGCTGAACGTAGGTTGCTTTGGCTGCACCAAGCCCCTTCAAGATCGGATTGGGCTTCTCCTCTTCCTGAGGTCTGATAGCCGGCTGCTCTCCGTCCCGGGAGGGCAGGAAGTTCAGTTTTTGCAATTCGTAGTTGACAGGAATCGGGTGCGCCGAGCTCTCAAGCATGTCGGCCACAGCGTCCGCACGCACCGACATGATGGTGCGATTGGCGTCCTTGCCGCGGGGATCCCCCTTGCGGCGGGGGATGACGGTCCGGTCGGGGTTATTGCCACGGAACTCGTTGCTGGTGAGGTTGAGGAAATCGTTGAAGATGTCTTTCTTTTGTTTCGCAACCTTGGGGTCCGGATCGAGCCCGGTCTCACCCTTGCGGGCAACCAGATTCTCTTCCTTCTCCCTTTCCTCGGGAGGAAGGGTCGGGTCCACCCACTGTTTGAGGTGGTTGGGCAGATAGTCGGTGATGAACTGTTGGAAGAACGCCTCGCGGCTCCCTCCCCAAAGTGCCAAGCGACCGGAAAGTCGATCTGCCCACAGGTTCATCTTGTCAAAAATACGAGAGACCGAGATGCAGGTGATCAGGAAATTTCCTTCCTTGCTGAAGTGCATGCCGATCGGCACCAAATCGTAAATTTTCGGAGCAAACGACACCGCACGACCGCGGTCATCTATGCGGGCAGCGTAGTCAATTATCATGCGCCGGCCCTCTCCCGACTGGAGCAGGTCGTTGAACCGCAAAATCACATCCTTGATCTTTGCCGGCACAATCTGCTCGGGGAGAGCCCGGAGGGCAGCAATTTGCTCGGGAGTAAAGTTTCCGCGGTAGGTGAGACCGTCCTCAGACACAGGGCGGAAGCCCTCAGGCTCTCCCTTGTAGGCGTTGTCAAGGGCGTCGCGGATGAGCTGGGCACGGGTCTTGACAATCTGCTTGATCTCACGCTGCGATAGCATTTCCGGCGTCTCGCCGTCAGCCTTCATCACAATTTCACGGGAAACCTTGATTGTCCCGCCCTCAGGGACCTGCATTCCCGCCACCTCGGCGGGTGCGTTTCCATACCCGCTGCGCTGGTTCAGGGCGCCGTTTTCTTTGCCCCACAGCCCCTCGGAAGCCATCGGATCGGAGACCACCCCGTGGCTGACCACGTTTCCGTCCTTGTCGTAGACAGTCGCACGGAACTCGGTCTTGAACAGCCCGGAATCCTTGCCGTATTTTTCACGGAGATCTTTGCGTGCAGCGAGCTTGGCACGAGTAATCATCGGCATCACCGACTCACTGGCCGTGGGGGACGATACCATACCGTTGAGCTTGCGGAACTCACGGAGGGCATTCCGGTATGCAGCGAGCACCTCGGGGGAGAACTTGGCACCGGTCGCCACCGATAGGGTGTTGGAATAGGGATCCTTACCCCCTGCCCCAAGGAAATCTTGGATTGCCCGGTACCCCTTGCTGTTTTGGGCTTTGAGGGATAGCCAATCCATCATGTGCTGGCCAAAGGAGTCCAAAGAATCAAGGTTCCGGTTTGTGTACGCTTGGCTGTTGAGGTCGGCCCGGACCTCGCGCTTCATGTAGTCCGCCACCTTGCCCTCATCGAGACGATCGTGTAGCTCGTCCCAGTGGCCGCGGTTGATCGCCCACTGCTTCGGATCCTTGACCTCTTTGAGGTACTTGTTGGTGTACATCTCCACCAGAGCCTTGTTGCTGAATTGGCCGGTCCTGCCCGTGAGCGGGTCATCGAAGAGTCCCTCCTCGGCATCGGCATTCAATTCACGCCACTCGGGGACAACATCCAGCAGGTGGCCGAACTCGTGGCGCATGGCTTCGTACAGGGACTGCCGCTTCTGGTGGGCTTCCTCCATCAGGTGGTCAACATTTATGACCGCGGTGGGGTTCAGGGGGTCAAACACCACCTTGCTGCCGTCAGGGCGCAGGGCTGCGGGGAGATCTTTTCCGGGGATGAATCCCTGCCTGCTAATCCCGGCAGTGAAATGCCCGCCCTCTACGATCGCGTCAATCTGATCGGGGGTGAGGTTGGGATTATTTTTCTTGAGCTGTTCACGAATCTGGTCGCTGTTTAGAATCTCGATCTTGGCATTCTTTGGCCCGACCCGCATGGACCCGTTGATGTCATTGTGGAACGCGGTCAGAAGGTTCAGGAGCTGCCGCTCGTAAGCCTGCCGTGTGGCAACGTTGGCCTGAGAGACTGCGTCGAGCTGTTTCTGGGCCTGATCAAGTCGATCTGCGGAAAGTTTTGCCTGCTTCTGGTCCCCTGAACTTACTGCCGAGGCATAGGCAGCCTTTGCCACGTCCACATCGGATTGGGCCTTTGCGATCACGTTGTCGAAGGAAACAAATCCCTTGACGTGATCCACTGTCTCGGGGCTCATCTCGGACATCGTCTTGAAATTATCGACATCCTGCTGGCGGAGTTTCCGAGTTATCGTAGCGGGGTCTTGGCGCAGTATTTTGTGATACGTCTTGCCGAGGGCGGCAAACAGGAGACCGCTCTTGGCGCCCTCCATGATGTCGTCGTAGTTTTGGGAATTGAGGACTCCGGTAGCCGCCCCAAGGGCAGCCATGTTGACTCCCTCCTTGCCGTAATCCAGCAAGAGATTTCCAAGTGCATCAATCGTCCTCCCGTGCTTCTCAAACAGGTTCTGGGTGAGCTTGGATACCTCGGGGGTCTCCCCGGCAGTCTGGAACATCCCCTTCTTGCCACCCGCGGAGATTGATCGGGCAAGCGACAGCTCCTCGAGGGTGCGGGGCACCGCGGCAGCCAGCTTGATTCCTTTCAGTCCGGCAGCCTCCGTAACAATACCACCAAGGGCTCCAAGGACGGGATTCTCTTTGTCCTCGTGCGCTCCGATAATTGCACCCGGGCTGTATTTCACGATCGGCGCACCTAGCTTGGCCAGCCGCGGATAGTTTTCCGCAAAATTGCTTGCCGCCTCCTGCAGATTGTCAATCAGGTCGGCTGTCTTTCCGGCGATCTTACCGAACCCCGAGAGCTTGCTGCGGTCTACGACTCTCTTGGCGAGCTCTGAGGCCTCCAGTGCCTGCTGGGCTTCCTTGGACATCGTCATTGCACGGAACAGCGGCTTGGCGTTCCTTGCGACGGTCAAAAGATCGCCGGCAAATCCGATCTCCCCAAAACCTCCGACGGGGTTTGTCCAAGTGCCAAACTCACGGATGTCCTTGTCCACGGAGCCCTGCTCTTTCTCAACCTGCCCGGCAACTTCTTGGGCTGCGCGGGTCACTTCCTCGTCATTCAACCCCGGAGCCGTGGAATGAATCAGGGACTTGAGCCCCTCCTGCACCCAAGGGTGAAACACCATCTGGCCGTAGACCGTAGGGTGTGCGCGGTTAAGGGTTGCGTTGGCGGTGTCTACAAGTTCACGGGCCTGCCACCTACGGAAGCGATCCTCGTCAGTCGTCCCGGTGAGGGCGCTTGCTTTTTTGAGAGCCCAGTCCGTGACCCCCAGTCCGCCAGCGGCCATCTTTTCACCAGTCCACGCCAGAGCCCCCGGGAGCTCGAGAGTTGGGGCGATATAGGAACGGATTGCGACCTCGGGGGCAACTGGGGCTCCGGTGGCTGCGGCGGATTGCCTCCCGGCTTCAATCGCATCCGTGTACGAGGCACCATTCAGCTTGGCCTTCAGCGCCCCGTGGATAAAGTTCCCCGCGGCCTCGGACCTATCTTGAGACGCCTCGAGAGCGAGCCGGTTGGCTTCCTCTTGCGGGGTGCCGGCACCTGCGGCAAATAATTTGCTTGCCGCTAGGTTGGACAACGTCCGGACAGGGCTAGACCAGACCGAGAGTGCGTCATTGAATTTCAGGGCTCCCTTGGTAAAATTTTTCGCAGTCTCCGCAAGACCTTCAGAAACACTTGGGTGCTTTAGTTCACCGGCCTCGTCGGCTTCCCAGACCTTCCTCTGCTGGTCGGTGGGCATTGCATAGTCCGGACGGAGCTGCTTCAGCTCATAGAGGTCTTGGGGCTCCCAAGTGCCCATCAGCTTCTGATGGCCGGGGTCAAGCTGGTTGATGTCTTTATTTTGATACTCCGCGGCAAGCTGCTGCGCTTTTGAATAGTCCGGAACTTCTACTCGGGACTTTGCGTAGATTTCGTTTTGCTGCGTCTGCTGCTCAGGGGGAAGGAACTGCACGTTGCTGCCTTCCAAGGCAACCGATTGATACAGCTGTTCGGGCGTCAAGAACGGCGTGGCCTTTGGCGTGGCGTCCGGAAGCTTTTTTGAGGATTCCACCTCAGCATTGTCCTCATGCAGCTTGACAAGCTGATCAGGAGGTAAAAATGTCTGGGGCTTTGTTGTATCAGCGTTGTCCGACATCAGATTGGCCTTGGTTTTGGAAACTGGAAGGAACGATGTCGGGGATCAACCTTCCGCGCCAGCCTGATGGGTAATACTTACCGTTCACCATTTCACCGAGTCTGCGGAAGTCTTCAAAATTGACGGGCATGCCGTTGGATTTTTGTGCCATCTTCATGTTGAGCTTTGCCTCTGCATTGCGTTTGGAAGCTTCAGCATAGGCCACAGGGTCATCAGGCTGCGTATTTTTTGAGCTTCCCCAAGCCTTCTGCATGTCGGAATAAGACTGGTCGTCTTCCTTCTTGTAGTCATCTTCAAACTTCAAAGTAGGGTAGCGGTGGGGCTTGTTGTGCTCTGTAACGGCATCCTTCAAGGTCTTCAGCCCTTCGACATACGATTTGTTGTCGTCAATCTTCGTATTGAGTTCGTCATGGGCAAGATTCATGGCCTTGCCGTAGGTTTTAGCCATTTCCTTGAAATCTTCCAAGCTCAGCATCGGGGTGTCGTTGGTTCCGGTCGTCCTAGCGGCCTGAGTCTTAATGCGATCCCAGAGAGAACGATTGCTGGTTAGCTGTTCGTACTGGGCATGGGTCGGAACCCCTCCCGTGGCAAATCTGACGTACTGGTCGGCAAGATTTTGGGCGAGAGGTCCCGTGTGCTCAAATTGCTTGGGGTCCTTGATCTGCGCCAGCTGGGCATAGTCCCCGAAAAACCTCACCGCGGCGGGGTGCATCTTGTCCTCCACATCTTTGACCAACGGATCCTTTTCAAAGTCTGAAATTGCTGAGTTAAATCCTCCCACCGAGGTGTTGTACTCCCGAAGGTTCAGGCGCTCTTTCCCAAGATCTGCGAGCTCCCCTTGGTGCTGCTTCCTAGCTGCGGCAGCGGCCTGCTGGGTCATAACGCTTTCGGGGGAAGCCCACGTCAGGGGAACGTTTCCGTTCTTGTCTTTCTTGCCGAGAATTGGCACCGGATAGCCGCCAGCAATAGCGTAGTCACGGATGGCGACGGCTTGGTTTTGATTGAAAGGTCCTGTCACACCCATCAGTTCCTCAAATGCCGGCTCGGGCTGGAAACCTTGGGCTGAGGGACGGACTTTGTACCCTTCGTTAGCCCCTGTGGCAGCTTCCGTTTCTGTCTGCGCGGGCTGGGTGGCAGGTCCGGGTTCTGATTTTTGATATGCCCCGCCTTCAACTGCGTTCTGCAATTCAAGGCCGGCCTTCACCGCATCGGAATTGAGTTGATAGAGCGCCGGCAGGTTCCGCTTTTCGTAATAGCTGGTCAGATTAGGCATCGGCACAGGGGCGGTATTGACCAAGGGCTGATGGACCGCTGAGGGGACGTCGGCAACCTGCCCGGGGCCTCCAGTTCCGGAAGCAGAGACATACTGGATCGTGGTGGGGGCGAAAAGATTCGTGGTGTCGAGCGAATTTATCGCGGCCAGATTGGGCTGCGGGGAAGCAGCACTGCCCACGTCTTTTTTGATCTCAATCGGGGCGGCATTCCGAAGATAGAAGGAGCTGCTGGCGGGGTTGTATTCCTCCGGTACCGGCTTGCTTGGCGGAGTCTGCTGTGTCGGGGCTTCGGGGGTCTGAGATTCTTGGGATCCGCGGGACTTGACCCTGTCAAGCACCGACTGGACGTCAAAAGCTGCGTTGTCATCATCACCCGAGGTTGCTTTGTCAATACGATCTCGGGCAGCCTGCTCAATTTCTTTGTTGTGGCGGGCCGTCTCCGCAAGACGGAGGTCCTGCTCGCGGATCGTGCTTTGCAGACGGAGCTTCTGCTCGTCCCGGGTTGCCTGCTTTTCCTCTTTAGCCTGTTCTTGCTGGGCCTTGAAACGGTCGGTCTGCTGCTTGTTCTGGTAAATGGCGGCAATTCCCTTTCCAATCGCGCCAACCGCGGAGGCAACGCCTGCGGAGGCTGCCGTGCTCGGGGTCTGGTAATTCAGGGGCTGCATTCCCATGCCCGGCATGTTCATCTGCAGCGGGGCTACGTTGGCAAGCACCGGCGACACAAGCGGAGCTTGTGGTACCGCCAATCCGAATCCTGAAGTTTCAAGGGCCATCAGATTTTGGGGGAATTACTGCCCTCCAAAAGTGATTCCTTGGAGAGAAGGCATCAGGGCGTTTGACCCCGAAGAGGTTTTGTTGGCGGCAGTTGTCAAGGCCGGGTTTACAGCGGGGGCTCCGGAAGCGGATTGGTTGGCGGCAGTAGTCGGAAGGTATCCCGAAGCGGCTCCAAGATTTGAGGCTGCCTGAGTCTTGGCGTTGCCGAGGTTGAACCCCCCGCCGGTGACTGCATTGCCGGCACCACTTGCGGCGGCAGCGGCTGCCTGCTGCGCGGCTGCATCTTTGGCGGCTTGGACTTGATTCTGCTGGCCAAGATATTGCTGGGCGGCATTGGCTCCAGTTGCGGCCTGCTGCTGTGCGGCGTTGACTTGTGCATTCCCGGCTGCCTGCCGTTCTGCTTGGAGGGCAGCTGCCTGCTGAGCAGCCTGCTGGGCCTGCTCTTGCTGCATGAAGGCCATCAGCATCATGTCGTTATTCTGTTGGACGGTTTGTCCACCGCCTCCGCCTCCGTGTCCACCCATGATCGTAGTTGGTTAAGTTGTTTTGGTTGAAATCTGAATTGCGTTGTAAGTCAAAATACGAAAATCGGCAAGGCTAAAGTTAGGCAAGATACCCTCCCACCCCACCGATCAAGGCCCCCGCGGCGGTTCCATACGGACCAAAAGCCGAGCCAGCTAAAGCGCCTGTTCCAGCACCTGCGCCGGCAGCGGCAAGTTTGTTGCCCTGAGCCTGTGCGCTGGATGCTTGATTTGCCTGAGCGATTCCAAGTTGATTGGCCATCTGGGACTGGACGGTCTGGCCAAGGTTGCTGTACAGGCTGTTCTGACCCTGCTCGAGGGATTGCTCAAGCGAACCGCCACCACCAAGGATGCCCTGCAGGAAGGCGTTCCCTTGAGCTGCCGTCTGGGCGTTCTGCTGGATGGGGATTGAGGCCGCAACCGAGGGGTCAAGGCCAGTCTGGGGCGTCTGCATGTATGGTTGACCAAGCTGGGCGAGGGATTGCTGCAGCTGCAGGCCGGCAAGGGTGCTGCGGTCAAACAATCCGCTGCCGTAAATTGTGCTCTTGTTTTCAAGACCGGTTCCGTACATGCCCGGGAGGGTCTCTTGGGCAAACTGCTTCTTGGCTGCAGCCTGAACGGCGGCAGGATCAGTCAGCTGGGCAATGGAGGACTCGGTGTTCTGGCGAATCTTTGCTCCGATCGGATCAACGGCCTGCTGGAGGGCACGAGAGTTGACGGCATTGAGATAGGCGGTGTCCTTTGACGTTCCGTATGCGCCAGATTGTCCCCAAATGTCGGCAAAAGACTGCTGCGGCTTAATCTGGGAAGCTGTCAGGAGCATCTGCGCCCGATTGGTCAGGTCTCCCTGCAGGGCGTTGGACTGAAGGCCGAGCGCGGCCAGTTGTGGAGCAATGCTCTGCTGTTGAACTCGTGGTGCGGATGATCCTCCCATAATGCCTCCCATACCTTTAGCCGTTTAAGCTGAAGACTTCGCGTTCCATGCGCTGAAGCCCCAGCTTGTTCATGATCTTCTCAGGGAAATTCGCCCTGCCTTCAGCAATCGCCAAGGGAACGCCAATGTATCCGGTCCTTCCGGAGAGCTGTGTGTGGACACGCCAATCGTTCATAACTTGGATCACATCCTGCGGCCTTGTGAGACCGGGATGGAAGGCAGGGTAGACTGTGGGGATGAAAACATGGTCGGAATAGCCGAAACATATATCATCCCGGTAGTGTCCGTAAACATTTATTTGCGGATGTGGGACAATCTCATGGTCAAAAGATGCAGCAAAGGTCTGCATCTGCTGCATCTCCTGCGTGTTGGGGGCGATGTATTTGTAGGTTATTTGGGGTCTCATGTGGCAAAAACGTTGGTGCTGTCTATGGGCAAATGATAGTTGCTGATGATCGGAGCCGAAGGTTTGGTAGAAGACTTGCTTACATAAACCGAGAAGGATCCGTTATTGTAATCAACCCAAGCGTAGGTTGGGTTTCCGTCTGCCAAAAGAAGGTTGTTGTATGGATATACTCGTTTGTAAGAATCTTCTCGATGAGATATATCGCCATTTTCGACCAATCCGATATAGTTAGAAGTCATCACCTGCGGCGTCGGAGGGACCCCTATAGAATACCCGGGAATTTCTAGCAAGGGGTTTTCTGGAATGTCTGTGCCATATTCACGGTTGTAAAAAGTATCAAACTTGACCCCGATACTTTTTGAGATTCCTTGATACCCAATTCCTCCACCAGTACCCCCTACGGAATCTGAAACAGCCTGTATTACAAAAACAATACCGTCGGCTACTTCAACGGTATCCCCCGGAGTTATCGTGAAATTGAATTGTACCCCGAAATTTGCCGTAGGTGAGGCAGCGTCGGCCCTGAAATTGACGGGCGAACTTAGGAACATAGATCCTGCTTGACCCTGCTGCACCGGAGTTAAAACAGCGCCACCATTAGGTCCTAAAACGGCGCTTCCGTTATACGTGAAGGAATAATCAAAACCCGAGCCGTAATCAATTACCTTGCCGTTAGCAAAAGTGAACTTCAGACCGTTTACTACGTGGGTTGCATCAAACAATCCGGTGGCCGAGGTAAACCCAATGTAAGCCGAAGTGACCCCCACAGTAATTCCCTTGGGTGAGATTTGAACCGTGGGGGATCCTCCGACTCCTCCGGACCCAGAAAAACCAAACAAGCTATTGCTTGAGTCGGTGACGACTTGGCTACGCACAATCGAATTGCCACACACCACGCAGGGGAGGCAGCCCGTCACGGGGCTTTTGAGCGGCACGGATGAATAGAGCGGCACAACGATGTCGTTTCCATACGGAGAAGAAAATTGGTTAGGGAACGAAGTGACCGGTACGGAGGCTGTTTGTATCGAGGGCATGGTTAACAGGGGTTTTGTTGCCGGTAACTCTGAATGGCAGCATTGGCTGCTTGGGTAGCTATAATCTGGGCCTGCTTTTGGGCGTCGGCATAGGAAACAAAAGATTGCGCGGAGGCAGTCGCTGTAGCGGTTATGCTAAAACTAGTACCACCAACCCCACAATCATTTGAGATTGTTTCCGACTGCGTTGCGTACCAAGATTGCTGTGAGGTCTGGGCAATCTCGTAGGGTGACTCAACAATGTCAAAGGTTTCGCTTGAGCCATCCTCATTGACCACGCAAGAAAGGGTCTCGTTGCCCTGAGGAAGACCGACCGAAATTTCTTGGAACGGATCTGTGAAAATACGGACAGCCTCCACGCCCAGCTCACCGCACCATTCGACAAGAAAACCAAAAGCTTTGTCTATGTCGGAGGCGTATTTTGATTCGCACGAAACATCGGCAGAGGTGCGCTGCACGGATTCCGTGATGAGCCGGCGGTACTGGGTCCTGAGAAAACCTTCGCTTGCAATCTGGGAGTTGTACGGGCTGTTGCTGTATTGATAGCTGTCGGTGATCGCCAACAATCTTGTGTTCAGGATCTGCTGATAGATTCCTTTGCTGCCGCGGTAGGATACCCGAACATCGACCGTGCCGCCGAGCTGAGAACATTCAACTTCGCCGTACTTGAGCTGCTTGTGGTCCAACCCATCCCCCAAGAGTCCGGTCTCGATCTGGCAATAGATACGGCTGTACTTGGTGGTGGAAGTCCCGTCCGGATTTATCTGCAGGTAGGTATCGACCCGCTCCGGCATGAAGGATTCCCAGAGATGGTTGAAGGATCCATCGTTGGTGGCGACGTAATCAACGGAGAGATGGAACAGACGGTTTTGTTTTCCGACGGTTCCGGCCATCCACTCAATCGGCCTCGTGCCATTCCACACGCCCGCCCAAGCAGGATTCTGCCCCTGACTCAGTTCGCTTGCCGGCGCATAGTCAAGGACCATCGTCGTGCTGGGAAGGGGTTCGAGATAGGGGATCGAGTAGAGAAGAAAGTTTTCAAACGAGGCCGCACACACGCTGCTAAGATCCGCGGGCGTGAATTGCTTTACCCGGGCCATCTCGACGTCTTTGTACAGAACCTGAGAGGACAGATATGAAGTTGCGGCCACGTTGGCATTTACAAGACCGCCTTGGGCGTACCACCAGACCAGACCTGCTTGGAAGGTTATGGATTTTCCCGCAATGCACCCCACCGTTGGGAATAGTGTGTTCTGAAAATTGGGTGTGGCTGCCCACTGGGCTCGATCAAGGATTCCGCTGGCAAGCGAATAGGTGGATTTGTCTGTCCACACGAGCAACCGGGTGTCCGTGTTTTGGCCTACATAATCGACCATTGCCGTAATTTTTCTCGGGAAGGTGAAGTCTCCCCTGCCGGCGCCCTGCGTGCGTTCAACCCAGCTGAGAGGATTACCCAAGTCCGAGGCCAAGACAACATTCCCGCTGGCGACCCACAGCCGGTTTCCCGAGAAGGCCATCCAGTATCCGATCGGCATTGTTGAGGACTGTCCGCCAAGCGAATCGCTGCCGTCCCAATACCCGGGGGAGCTGACGCCGTCCTGAACGACCAAAAGATTGTGTGCGGGGACGATCGTGGTGTCACCTGACGGGAGCACTGAGGTGGTCTGAGAGGCAACTGTGAACACCACTTCCTGAGCGTTGGGGTCCAGCGCAATGTTGGACAGCTTGTAGTCATTCCAGTTGGAGGGCTGGGTCAAAGGGAACGGTGCAAAATATACAGAACCGCCCACGGCGAATACGATGTAGTCAAGCTCCGTAGCAAGTGAAGCAGTGCCGTCGTAATTATAGATCGTGGCGTTTACCGTTGAGGTTCCGCCGGCGGTCACCGTGGTTGAGGCCGCGGTGAGCTGTTTATTGGACGAAAAAAAGCAGCCGCCTTGAAGATTCCCGGGAGGCAAGGACAGCCGCATGGATTGGCCGGGACGTGTCTGGGCAATCCCACCGCGCACGGAAACATTCACGCCCCATTTGATCTGGTCGGCGGGAAGGTTCCAAGGGTTGCGTACTGAATTGACTCCGTGAAGCCAACCCGCCGTGATTTTCTCAACCCTGCCGGCGGTTATGTTTGGGGACTTCATGTTTAATAGGAGCCGTCGTAATAATCGTAGCCTCCCCAACCGGAATCAATCACGGGATCCGTCTTGTCGCCGTAGGTCAGGCCGTTGACTTGGATGGGCTCGATTGCGTGTCCGTCCATGCTGGTCTGTTGGCTCCTCAGGTAACCAAATGCTACCTGCCAATACTTTTGGGATTGCTCAATGAAATCTTTTTCTTCCAAGTCAATCGCATGCACCGCGGCAAGGATTGCACGCTCCTGCTCAATGGGAATGTAATCGTAGACGCTGGTGATGTACGGGTGCTGCACCCTGTAAAGAATGCGTGCCCACGCTGCCGGCTTGCCGATACGGATCCTGCGATACTTAGGATTGACCTCGGTGGGGTGGTATTGCCCGATCAGCGTCATGTCGTTGCTGCGACCGTAATCGTAGGCGTACAGGCTGATGTAGCCTTGCGTAATCGGCTTCTCGATGTGATAGATTGCCTTGACGAAGGTCGGATCTTCAACGGCATCAAGGAAGAACGTGCTGGTGGAGGTGTTGCCCGTCGTAGTGTACGAGATAAGTCCAGCTGTGCTTGTGGTGTTAATTGCCTGCTGCTGGGTGGGGTAGAGTTGAATATCGGCGGAGTCGATCAAGCGTACATAGTACGTAGTTCCGGCCACAAGATTGGGGTCAAGAATATCTCCGGTGCTTGCACGAGGTATCACTGCCGTGCCGGTCTCAAAGATTGCGTTAGTCAGGACTACGGTATTGGAAGCTTTTGGAGTAACCCCACGCTGCACCAAAAGATTCATCTGCCCAACCGGAAGGCTGGTAAGAGAGACCAAAGAACCTCCCGAATAGACCTGAATGTAGCTTCCGACAATTTGAATTGTGTAGTCGGTATTGGGTGCAAGCCCCGTCGGGAGGGATCCCCCCGAAGCCGTTGAAAACTGCACGGTCTCTCCATTCTGGAGATATTGGAGCGAATTGAGGGCGATGTAGTTTTTGTAGATCGAGGGGTTGACCGATTGCTGCAAGGCAAAATAACCTTGCCCGGTGCCCAACGAGGTTACCGTAACAAGGCTGGTCAGTCCGGAGTCGGAATAGACCTGAGCCGTGGTATTGGTGAGTTTCTTGAGGTAAAATTGTGTGACCCCGTTGTCGATCGCAGGGGACGTAATGGGCAGCAAATAATCGGTGCCGAAATAAATCCCCGTGCCAGAGGGAACGCTTGCAAAATTACCGGACCAAGTGTTGGTAAAGGCAACCGAGAACGCCCGTGTGATGTCTAGGTACAGCTGCCCGCTGCCAACACTGGTCAGGGTCAAAGGGCTGTAGTCATCGTTGAAAAGAGTGAACCTGCCACCCGAAGCGGGAACCTCTGCGCGATAGGTTGCCCCCTCCTGAAGCGGGGCAGGCAGGGTCCCAGTAGAAGAGAATGAGACAAACACTCCAGTAGAAGGCGTGACCGTTACCGCGGGCGCCGTGCCATAATTAGTTCCCGTAGAAACAACGGTGACTTGGCTTAGTACGCCATTTGCAATCGTGCAGCTGGCGGTTGCTGTGGTTCCGGAAGCTGGAGGGGATAGCGCAATTATCGGGGGCGCCGTGTACGCCGTGCCTGCGTTTGTGATAAAGATTCCGGTAACAATTCCACTCGAGTTGATTGCAGCCACCGCAGTAGCTCCAGTTCCAGTGGTGTCACCGCTGGCATTTGTGAACGTTACCGTGGGTGCAATCGTGTATCCCGTGCCGGCATTTGTTATGGAGATCAAATTTACGGCTCCGTTAGAAATGCTGGCCGTTGCAACAGGGGCTGTTTGAGCTCCGGTCGGGGTTGCAAAAGTAATGGCGGGAGGGACCGTGTATCCACTGCCACCATTTACAATTTGGTATTGCGTAACGAAAGAGTAGGACACGACCGCCGTTGCTGCCGCTCCTGATCCCCCACCGCCAGTGATTGAAATTGTTGGTGCCGAGATATAGCCGCTTCCGGGTTGGTCAAGGACGATTGAAATTACTTTGCCTGCGTCAACCCCAGTTACCGTTCCAATCACGGCGTGTGCTGTTGCCCCATACCCACCGCCTCCGCTGATGGTGACAGTAGGAGCTGACGTGTAGCTGCTGCCCTGCGCGGTTTGAGTAATGCTGGTTACTGAACCGGAAACCACAGCCTGCACGCTTGCCCCAGATCCGGCTGCGGTTGGCAAGTTTGTGAATCCGGGAGCCGTAATTTGACTTGTGGATCCAGTAATAGCGGTGGCGGGTATTAGTTTGGTTAGGATGTTCTGCCCTGACCCTGCCGTGGTGAGGAGGATTGGATTGTTTCCCGTCGCGGTATCTGCCGCGGACGTGTGGAGAATAATTGTGGTCGAATCTACAACCTGAACATAATAGTTCTGAGCGGCAATCAAGGGCTGTGGAAGCGTTCCCCCATTGGTCGATGCCTGCACAACGTCTCCGGTCTGGAAAAGATGGGGTGCATTAAAAGCAAGTTTGGTGATCGGAGCGATCGGGTAGCGGATCTGGATGGTGAATCCAGAACTCGACCCATTCAAGTAGATTGGGTTGATTCCGTTGAGGGCGTCGGACAGCGAAGCAAAAATTTGGAGGTTTGTGGAGTCAAGGGCGTTTGCAAAGTAAGTGACCCCAGACGTGAGAGGCGCCGGCAGCGTTCCAGAGAAAACAACTTCGTTTCCTTTGGATACCGTGATCAAAGGGGCGGAAGAAAGCAGAACCGACGTGACGGGGTTAGCGGTCCGCGTGTCGGTAAGAGTCAACGTGCCTGCATTAGCAATGCTGCTCAGGTTGATTGGGTATTCTCCCTGCTGTGCGTACAGCGGGTCGTTGTAGAGCTGAATCGTGGTAGGATTGACGACCCCAACGTAGTATTGGTTGGAAAGCGTAAGGCCCGTAGGAACGGTTCCCGTTGAGGAAGTCAAGACAACTGGCTCTCCGGAGCTGAGCTGGTGGGCAGAGGTCGAAGTAAACTTGTTGAAGGGAGCAATGGCAGCCGATCGGGTGACGATTGTGTTGCCATCGGGGGTAATGGTCCCGAGGTTGAAATCCGACAGACTGTGAACCTGCACAATCAAACCGTCTACTCCGGTTCCATCAACCGTCTGAGATCTGAGGGGTCGATTGTTGTTGTCGGTGCCCACCAAACGAATCGTGGACCCAATGTCGGCATCGGTCTCGGCCACGGCAATGACCTGTGAGGGCTGCTTGATGTCCATCTGGGTGGCAACAAACCCCCGGTCATCCCAACACCACCCAACGGTGTTGTACATTCCACCCTTGTTGACGTTGTATTGGAAGAAACGCCCGCGGAAATAGAGCGGGGATCCGTCTATGTTGACGGCAAGCGGTACTTCAATGCCCCGGGGAAGGGTGACGGTGCAGCCATCCCACCCCGTGCAGACATCGACTTCAGCTTGGGTATGGAACCAGTGACCAGACTCCATAAGAGCCTGCACGGCCTGCGTCAGCTTACGAAAAACCTTGCTCTGGTCAGTCGTCCCAAGGATTTCAGAAGCCTCGTCAAATATCTGCGAGACGAACATGAGGTTGTTTTACCTCTTATTACCTTCCTCGGCAAGTCCTTTCAGGAAATCATCGTCACTCATCTCGCCCTTGCCGCCGGCAGCGGGAGGCTCGGGGGCCGTAGGGGCTGCAGCAGGTGCTGAAGCGGCTCCGCCTTGAGCTTGAGAATCGACGCCCTGCTTGAGTTGATCAAGTCCTTGGGACAGCTGGGTCACAAGGGCGTGGATTGCGTCAAAGGCGGCCTTGGGCATGTTGATCATGACGGATCCGTCCTGTCCGCCGGCAGGGGCGGGAGCTCCGGCCATGTCGGCAGACATTGCGGGGCTGTTATCGGTCGGAGTGGTTGCAGCCTGCTCGGAAGGAGGCATGGAAGGGTCGTTTGCCATATAATTATGCTTTTGGTTCGGTGTTTTCTGATTCAGCTGCGAGGAGTCCTTTTTCAATGGAATCTTCGGGATTTTCTTTGGCGACATCGCGGCTCATTTTGCCTTCACTCTGGGCTTCCGTGACGGGTTTGATTCCGTGAATTTGAATACCGACCTTGTGGCGGGTTTCATGCTTTCCGTGGCGGGTCTCATGATGGGTGCTTTCGGAGACCTTCTTGTAGTGAATGTGGGCCGTGCCGTGCTTGGCGAGATGGTCGATCAAGTGCTTGGCATGCTCGCCCTCAAAATGAAGCTCAGGATAGTACACCTTGGGCTCCTCGTGGTTTTTAGCGGCAGCGGAGGCAGCGTCAACGGCGTGCATCCCGTGCATGTGGTTCATGTCTTCTCCGAGGTGCGTGAAGCCCTCGGGGATTTCTTGGTTTTCGGTTTCGTATCCCATAGTGTTGGTTTAGTAAATTTAGCGGAGTCTTCTTGCTTCGATGTTTCCGTAAGCGGTGGGTGCAGTTCCCGTAAAGGCAGAGTAGGCAACCAAGTAAATGGTAGTCGTTGCGGAAAGACTGACTCGCATGGATTTTGTTGCAAGATTGATGTCCGTAGTGCCAAGCGTTGTGGATAAACTGGCCGGGGCGGACGTGGAAAACAAACTGTTGCTGCCGTCGTAGGACCCTGTCGGAATTGTGATGGCGCTGCTTGCCGTGCTGACAGCAACCCTCACGTAGTTCAAAATAGTAGTGCTCAAGTGGATTGCTCCCATTCCTCGAACTTCCCAATCCCCGGCGGTAAGCGAAATTGACGTGATGGAATAGGTGGTCGCTGTGGTAGTAAGGGTGATGGCGCTGCCTGATGCAACCGATGCGGCGACCCATTCCCCTACATACCCCGCGGAAGCAGAATCGTTGGTGGTAGATCCTAGATGGTCGGTTGCCCATTGTGGGGCTGAGGCACCCGCAGTGAGTATTTTACCGGTAGTTCCAAGAGGTAGCGTTGTGGTAGCTCCTGAACCGGTTTGGTAGGGTAGACTACCGGCAGCTCCACCAGAAAGATTGGTGGCATAGGTGGCGGTTCCCGTTGTGCTGTTTGCTAAAGTGGCCGAGGAAGCGTCAACGATCTGTCCGCTAGAATTGGTACCAACAATCGTTTTGCTGGCAGGAACAGAGGCTCCATTGACCTTGACAACAGACGTGGAAGACTGAGTTCCGGTAACGTCACCAGCTAAGGATCCTGAAAAATTGGTAGCTGTCGTAGCTGTCGTAGCTGTCGTAGCTGTCGTAGCTGTCGTAGCGTTACCACTCAAGCTTCCGGTAATCGTACCCGCCGAAAAATTGCCGGATCCGTCTCGGAGAACAATCGTGCTTGCCGTGTTAAGATTTGTGGGAGCTCCGGCAAGCTTGCTGTTAGCGATTGCAGCACTGGCGTTAATGTCCGCGTCTACGATAGCTCCGTTTGCAATGGAGCTGGAGGTAACCACACCCGCTCCCAAAGTACCCAAGAATGAGCAGGAGGCGTCCAACGTTTTGTTGGACAGGGTTTGAACTCCGGTAGTGGTAACCACATCCGGTCCCAAGGTGCCCAAGAATGAGCAGGTGGAATCCAGCGTTTTGTTGGACAGGGTCTGAACTCCGGTAGCGGTAACAAACCCAAGAGTTCCGCCCGAAAGATTCATAGCCCGCAGCAGATAGCACAGAAGCCCTTCCCCACTATTCCGAGGAATGTTGTTCAGGGTTGAGGTATTGTTCGGATCGCAAGGAATGTTCCAACGAATCCGACCGTTTACCACGCTCTTTGTGATGAAGCCCGTCTGGGTAGAGGGGTTGTAGAAGCCCCCGTACAGGGCTGTGGTAAGATTGTCAATCAGCGAAGGGACCGACTCGTGTGATACCTGAGGATACGGCACATCCAAACAGCAAGCGCCGTTGTAAGGATAAGAACTAGAGGAAGAGTCGTTACATCCGCAGGACATAGGTAGTTAGGGTAAAGTTTTCGACACTGTGTGGCGTTTGATAGAACTTGTAAAGCAATTTCTACAGAACCTTTCCGTGCAGAATGCGTTTGTTGGTGACTTCGTAGTTGCCTTCCTTGTCAAGCTCCACAAGGGCTCCTCCGTGGGACCACTTGTTGATCGGGGCATAGGCTGGGTGGAGCTCGCAGAGACACCCAAGGGACCAGCACGTTATCATCTCTCCCTTGATTGTGCTTTCGGTGTGCTCACTCACCTGATGGTGATGGTTCACCAGTGCGCTGTCCTTTGCCCTCAAGAAGAGCCCGCGGGCAGCGTTGACGGGACCGATCACCGGGGTTGGGTACTCGTGGCCGTGCAGGATTGAGAGCCCGCCGGCTCGGATGATCCGCTTCTGTCCGACCAGTTCAATGCCGTACTTGTCCAGCTTGAACAAGCTTTCAAACCCAAGCTCTGCCAGATCAAGTAGCTCGGGCGCCTTCACGTTCAGATATTTCTCGAGTCGCTCGTCGTGATTACCCAGCTTCAAAATAATTCGAGCTTTGGGGAACATTCGGCGAAGAACGTCAAAGAATTGAAGAGTTGCCTGACGTTCGCCGGCAAGATTACGAGCCTTAGGGTTTTTTTCAAACCTCGATAGGCCGTGGAAATCGCAGAGGTCCCCGTTGATTAGCAGGGTGTCGGGGTCGGTTTTTTTCAGCCACTGCAGATAGGCCGTAACCGAAGGAATGTTGTGATAGGGAATGTGAATGTCTCCAAACACTCCGATAGTTTGCTCTCCCTCGATGATAAAGGGCTCCCAGATTGTCTCATCGCTTTCGGGAAGTCCGAGCGGGTTGTGGGGTTTCTGGTGCTCCCGGGGAATCGTGGCCTTGTGGAGATCAGCTTTCCCGTTAGCCCCGCGGACAAGTCGGATGGAAGATCTAGCCGCCCCAAGCGTGGGGATTCGCTCAGGGTTTTCTGCAAACAATCGTCTGGCAAGTGTCAGCGATGGGGCGTTGGGGAATTTACGGATGAGATCCTCGGCAAGATTTTTTATGGTTTTCAGGGGATTATGTGGTGATGGTGACTCGGAAAAGTCGGGCTTCGTCTACGATACGGGATACCCACCCGTCAAGATATATTTTTGACGCGGGCCGATGCTCCACGATTTTGTAAAAGACATGGATCTCGTCTTCCATGAACGCTTTTGGCCCGTTTGTGCGGTGGAGAATCAGATCAGCTTGGCCTCGGCCACTCATCGTGGCGCAGTTAAAATAGCACTCTCCCACGACCGCAGGGAGTTTCTCGATTCCGTCTAATTGCCAGTGGCGCCAATAGAGCTCGATAGCTTTATCTCGGGTCAACGTATCGACATCGTGATCGGTCAAGTTCCAAGGTTTGTGCTGGTGCTCACCTAGATCAATTCCGTAACGGGTCGTACCGCCCGG